CCTGGACAGGTTGGCCTCGTACAGGTTGGCCACGGACAGGTTGGCCCCGGACAGGTCGGCCCCGGACAGGTTGGCCCCGGACAGGTTGGCCCCGGACAGGTTGGCCCTGGACAGGTTGGCCTCGTACAGGTAGGCCCCGGACAGGTTGGCCCCGGACAGGTCGGCCCTGGACAGGTTGGCCTCGTACAGGTTGGCCCCGGACAGGTTGGCCCCGGACAGGTTGGCCCCGGACAGGTTGGCCTCGTACAGGTTGGCCCCGGACAGGTCGGCCTCGTACAGGTTGGCCCCGGACAGGTTGGCCCTTGTACCACCCTCGCCCACCACCCACTTGCGATGCAGTTCCAAAATGTTCTTTAGTTCTTGTTGATCAATAGTCATCGATCTCGATCCTCCACTTCTCAATGATATTATCAAGCAGCTTTAGCTGCTCAGTAAGTGCCTCGGCGCGCTCGCGCTCTGCATAGAGCCGTTCATCCTCTGCCATCCTCGCGCATACCTTGTCCGTCTCCTCAACTGCTTCTAGCAGAGCCTCTCGGCTAAAGCCCGCGCGCACCATGGTAACTACGCGAGCGTTGCCTTCGTTGCGTTTGGCGTCGATGAGTTGGCTCATGGCTGAATCTTCCTCCAGAACTTTTCACGCACCAGTTGTGCCTCCTTCTCTTTCCGCTCCGGTGACAACTTCCACCATAGGTAGTCATCCCGGCTGTACACGGTCGTCCACCACTCTGTCCTAAGATGCTTATCCCCGAATTCGCATTCCCTTTCACGCACGCCAGAATGGTAGAACGAGACGTACTGATGCTCCATGGGCCAACCGCCACGTCAAATCGCTGCGATAGCTCGGCTAGTGCTGCCTCAAGCTGATCGATAAGGTCGCACGCGGAATTAACCGTTTCTCGTGCCGCCATGCTATCGAAATATCTGGCTGCTTTGCGCCACTCGTCGGTTTTGGTGGTCATGGTTCTACCTCAAAAAATTTAACGTCACCCTTGTCATACAGAGCATCAAGAATGTGAGGGATTGCATCAGTCAGGAACTGCGCAACTAGCACCCGGCTGGTGCATTCGTCATCCAGGTGCCAAGTGTCTTTCTCCCGGTTATATGACAGGGTAATAGCGCCAAAACCCCATCCTTTGCGGCTGACTCCAATCTCGATGCCGGTGTAGCCTTCGTTGGAAAAGAATTTGATGTTTGTGGCATCTGGGAATTTTTCTACTAGGTCTTGTAGTTTGCTGTTCATTTCAGCGCGGCCTCCACGTCTCGACGATGTTCGTATAGCTCAGCTATCTCCTTTACCATGTCGCGCTGAATGAACCCTTTAGCGGCTTGCAAGATCTCTAGCCCTTCCGCTTGACTGCCGCGAAATTCAAATTTGCTGTCAGCGCAGCGTACAAAGCCACGAGGCAGGTGCTCCGGCGGGACAGCACGATAATTATCAGACAAAAATCCTTTCTTATCGTAATAGTCGGCGGGCGTGATGAGGAAGTGTGTGATCCGCTGGCCGCCTGAAGTAAACCAATCTGGGTATTCAGTGTCGGGAGTGTAATAGTATTTCATTTCAGCACGTCCTCCGCAGCTTGGTGAAGGGCGGTGAGGGCATCGTCTAACGCTTGATCGCCATGAGATGGATCATCGCAATAAAACTGGTGTGCTTTGGCCGCCTTCGCGACGTTGAGCAGCGGCTCGGCAAGCTGGCGCCAAATGATGATGGCGTTTAGCTCGCTGTGGTTATAAACATTCATAAGGTCATTGCCTTGGTCTTGCGACATGTCGGCAGAATATATTTCGCCATCTTCATCAGATTCCCACGGCCCCGGCATCGCCGCCCGCGTCACCACCAAAGCCTCGTCAAGTAGTTTGGATAGTTCGGTCATGGCTTCGTCAACTCCTTTTGAAATTTCCACCGCTCCCATGCTTCTAACGCGCCATCTAGCTCATCCAACTCATGGCACAGGAGCTTAGACTTGGCACGGTAAGCTTTTGCCTTCTCCGCCACTTCGCGCAAAATCGTGATTACTTCTCCCGCCTCCGTGGCTAACTTGACTGCCATATCCATCTTGCCAAACAGCCTATCCAACGATTCGGTGATGTCGCTCAAACTTGTTTTCCTCCAATCTTCTTCACGAAGTCATCGAGCGCGCAGACCTTCTCCTTCGGCACGGAGTAGGACACCGTCTGGTGAGTTTTCGCCAGATGAATACGTTTAAAATGTTGAACGAACGTGCCCGGTCCGGCCGCGGGCTCTTCCCCATCTGGGCCTTGCCAGCAGAAGGTGAAGTCGAGGTCTTCGAGGCGGACGATCTTACCCGGGGTTCTGGCCGCGAAGCTGCCCTCGTGGGTGTTGTAGAGCTCTTCATCGACCTCGGCAGCTTCACCCTCCATATACCAATCGCCCTCTGGCAGAGGCCAGTGATTGTTGAGCACGTCACAGATGTCGTTGATGTTGACTTTCACCCAACCTCCACTTTCAAAGAAAGGTGTTCCTGCCGCACATACGCCAGGAAATACTGCATGCCGCCCGTGACGTCGAGACTATCGACGAGGTCGGCGTTATCGACGAAAATGACCTTCGGTGCTTTCGCCCCCATGAGTTGGTTGAACTTGAGACACAGCATAATGTCTGCTTTGATCGCCGCGCCGGTGGACAGTATCCCGTAGGGAATGCCATCTCCACGGGTGACGGATGTTCCTTCTAACGAGAAGGTATAACCGTCGATCGTGAGTTGCTCCGCGCGCAGCGAGAGCTCCTTTTGGGGGAGTCCCCCAATAGCCGCTTCGATACGTTCGTAGCGCTCGACTGCCAACGCCAGCGGCGCAGCCTTCTCAATCAACGAAGACATCGTGGCCGCGGCGCCCTCCTTCTGACGCACAGCATGTTCATACTGACCGACGGCGCGTTGGTGGGCTGCCAGTTGCTCACGTAGCCTGGATTCCTCCTCCGGAGAATACGGCGTAGTAGGCTCAACTGGTTGCGGGCCTACTTCCGGTGTCGGCCTGTCGACCAACCCAGCAATGCGAACGCGTAGCTTCTCTGCCGCAGCTGCCCTCATGGCGTTAGCCAGCTCAACAGCCCGACGCTGCTTGGTATTCTCCTCCTCTTCTTTACGAAGCAGGGCAATGCGCCCGGTGATGTCCTCGTTGGCTGCGCGAATAGCCGTCAGTTCCTCCTCGTATTTTGATTGGATCAATGCCGTGTCCGCCTTGACCTTCTCCCGATGCTTCGAGCCAACGACTTGGCCGCAGCAGGGACAGCGGTCCCCCTCGGGCAGGTTCAGTAACGCTGGCTTGGGCGGCAACGGTTGAAGCCCCGCGGAGAGTTCGTCCTTCTTAAGACGATGGTCGACAACCGCGGGCACCGGCTGGATCTCTATCAAAGCGAGCTCCGACTCAGCCGCGGCGCGCTCCGACGCAAGGTTGTCGTTCCACGCGTTGACCTTGTCGAACTCAGCGACGGCTGCGTACCAGGCAGCGCGGCGATGCTTGTAGTCGTGCCACAGCGCCGCGCGCTTAGAGAGGACCTCTAATTGCGCAGCAGCACCACACGGCGGCGGCGCGACGAGCTCGGCCTTCGCCATGACTTCGCACGTCGTGATCTGCCCTGCGAGCTTCGCGTACTCCGTGGCCACCGTTCTCCGCGTAGCGGATACCGCGGATGCGATAAGATCAGGCCGGCGGTTGAGGTTGCCGATCGTGATCAGGTCGTTCTCGTCGAGTGCAAAGCCCACTAGTTCTTCGAGCAAGGCTCGACGATCTAGTGGGGGTAACACTTCGTTGAGAACCGCCCGACGCTTGTCCTCCGTCAACGTCATGAAGTACCCAGGCAGGAACGACGACAGGAACAGGTCTGGGGACGCGCCTAGGGCCTTTGAGAGCTGTTCCTGGCTGCAGGGGGTCCGAACCCCGTTGCGGATGATCGAGAGCGCAGGAGTGCCCTTTCTCTTGAGCACACGGGATATCGTCGTGCCCTTGTCCGAGGACACTTCGACCTTGAGGCCCTCGGCTCCATGAGAAATGAAGTGTGTGGGGTTTCGCGCACCGGTGGAGTCAGTTCCCGCATAGGCATAGCAGATGGCTTCCTTGATGCCGGACTTGCCCGCTTCGTTACGACCGAGTAACCTAGTTACTGGCCCAAACTTGTGCGTGGCGCTCTTTCCTCTGAAGTCTTCGATAGTTAGCTGCGTTAGCATCTCGTCCTTCCTGGTTATGGTAATTCTCCACCGGAATCCGAAAAAGACCTCACAGTGAACAAATAGGTGTATTTGCCAGTAACACTAGAGTGTTACGACAAATCCCCCGGCTCACGGCACTCCGTGGGACAGAAGGGGGGTTATGTGGAAATAAAAAATATTGATTCACGTTGAAGAAAAATATCTGAGTCTCATATGTGGGTTCTATTCATATATATAAAAGTGAGTGTCTAAAACACTTTTATATATATATAATAACACTACTCTTTCTTGACCTCACGGCCTCACATGAGAGCCCTGTGAGTTCCGGTGGTTCCGGGTGGAATGCCTACTTTTTAGACTCCTCGATCTTCTCAAGACTCTCGTCCAGGGTCTCAACCGCCTTCTTGAACTCCTCAGTACAGGGTTGATGCCCCGCTGCCGCTTTATTGATCAGGTCATCAGCTTGGTAATGTTTATAAAGTTGTTTGGCCATTTCACCAGACAGAACACCGGTGGCTACTAGCTGTACTACGGCGTTCACCCCGATCTCGGTCATCATCCTTCCCATGTCGTAAGGTTTGATAGCCATGACCTCGGCTGTAGCCTTTGCCGCAAGCACCTCCAGCATCTTGATTTTGGTAAGTGTTGTGACCGCGCTGATCGCCACGTTTGGGTGCTCGTAGTGAACGGCCTTGTAACTCTCGACGATATCTGGTAGGGCGTTCTGGACGGCGGTTACTAGCAGTAATTGGATCTGTTCTGCCTTGCTCTGCATGGTGGATTACCTCCACACGTCTTATACCTGATTGTTGAGGAACCGTCTGTACTCTGGCATAGTCATGCTGAGAGACCCACCTGGGTCTTGCTTGCGTTTAGGAGCGACCTCGTCATGCCCAAGGACATTGTTGAAATCAAAAATGCCGTTGCCGTTGGCGTGAAGCCATTTGAGCAACGCCAAAAGCGACGTCTCCTGCGCAGCTGTGTAGATCTGATACGCGCCGGGCGTCTGGTTCTTCCCGTCGGGGACGAACTGGCGGACTTGCTCAGGCGGGACGGCGACGTTGAACCAGGTTTCATGGACGCTGTTAAGTATGCCTGCGCAGGCAATTTCAATCCCGACAAGCCTGCTCGACAGCCACTCCCCGAGCCCCGGCCATGAGCTCTCCCCGCAGTGGTAGCCCCAGTGGTTGAGCGGGTGCGCCTGGTAGACGACGCCGGCAGAGTCGATCAGCATGTAGGCGAAGTCGTTCCTGATCCCCAGCATGATGTCATCGTAGCCGGGACGCTGGACGCCAGCGGTGTAGTGAACGATCGCGCCTTCTGGGTAGCCTTTGGGGTAGGTGCCTTTGGTGGGCATCGGGGTAGCTAGACGCGTCGCGCTGGGGTACCACAATTCCATGTTAGCTCCTTAACCTTTAATTTGGGTGACCAAAGTAAAGGTTATCCTAACAGCTAAAAAGAAACCCGGCATGTGCCGAGTTCCTTTGGCGCGGCGCTTAACCCCAATAAGAGGTTATCCGCCACTGAACGTCTTCTTCATCGAACCCGAGCACCCTGGCGAGTTCCATCATGCGCGGGCCGGTGGCCTTTACGATCTCGATCATGTCCGTCGTCTTTACGATGAGCGACTCCCCGCGGTCGGCTTCCCAAGGTTTGTGCCCGGTGATAAGCCAGTGCACCTCGTCTTTACCGCAGGCGCTCGTGAAGTAGATGCCCTTCTTTGCCAGGTCACCCCAGTAAGGAATGACCTGATCCTCTAAGGTTTTCTCTAGTTCCTCTTCATCGACCTCGACGTCGATGATCCTCGCTAGCTCAGTCCAAACCAGCTTCGGGTTGTTGTGCTCGTCCGGCACGAAATACAGCCCGTAACCATAGATGCCATTTGTTGCAACGCCCATTACAGCCTCAAGTAAGTTGGTAGTTGGTTCCTCAAATCCTCGCATTTCTTTCTGTAGACCTCGGCCATCTTCGGATCCCCGTCGAGAATGCACCGCAGCTCATAAGATTTGTAGGTACAGAACGCTCTGAGCGTCCTGCCAATCTCTCTAAGCTCTTCGGGGTTCTTGCACTGACCGAGGCGATCTATAAACGGACGCATAGCTTTGCCCTCAGATCGTCGATCGTGCTGACCTTCGGCATCGGAGCCTTGAACGTCTTGTTCAGCCAGTACTCAGTGACCTTGATCGGTTTGAGTGTCAGTGGGTCAAGCTTGTTCGTCGTGGTGGTCAAGCACAGCCAGTGGGTCTCCGGCCGCCGCGCCATCGCGTAGCGGAAGAGGCAGCCGAGCATGATCGCCGCGTCCTTGCCAGTGCCCACGATCTTTGAGATCGAGTCCCACAGGGCGACTACGTCTTTGTGCGGGCGCACACTGTCGTAGCCCCACATGATCCCGGCCTTGGTCCAAGCAATGCGTTCTACCAGCGCCGCGTCAATACCGGTATTGATGTGTCGCATTACATTGCGTCTGTCCGCCGGCGAGTTGTTACGCTCGTGGGCCTCGACGTAAATGTTGCTTGTAATACCAGGAGTGATGAGACGGCTGCCGCCGCCTGAAACGTCATACAGTGACATTGTTGTCTACCCCAAGTGCCCGACGGCACAGTCCTCGCATCATTGAAAGAAACCCCTCCTCGTGGCATTCCCAGTTCCACCCAACCTTCTTGGCGGTGGTGAAGAAACCGCCACCTGGGCCACCGATGCCCTTATAGCCAACGAACACGCACCACAGAGGCCCGCCGCTCGCCGTGTTCAACTCTTGGAGTTTGAACAGGACTTGGTCGACCACCCGCCGGTCTATACCTAGTAGCTCGCGAAGGTCGTAGTACGTCACGAACTCGCGGCCACTTGCCACCTGAGCTTGGATGTACTTTTGGGTAACCTCCGCGGCAACCTTGAAGAGATCTTCTCTCATCCCCTTAAGATCGCTCATACTGCGCCGCCTCAGCTTCTCGTACATCCTGAAGTGGAGGCGAATGCTATCTACAAAAAGCGGGTCAATGCTTATTTCCATCCTTATCCCCTAAGCTCTTTAGAACGATCTTCTGAATGGCCTCGATGCTGTTCTTCATTACCTGCACCATCTGCACGTCGGCGGGGCCCACCTGGATGAACTCTAGGGCTTGACCGACATTACCTGCCGCTGAGCGCAGGTCGTGGAAGTCCTTGCGGGACAAAAACATCCCCTCGTCAATCGCTTCGTTAACCGGGTCATCGACCTTGCACTTGAGACGCGCAAGGCGATGCTCTTCTGATGAAATTTGGCCTTGCACGTACAAGGCCGCTAACTGGTAATTGAAATCCGGCGGGGGCTTGGCGATAAGTTCTGCGAGTTCCGTGTCCATGTGTTGTCCTTTCAGACATCTAGTGTTAGCGAAAGGTCTTTATAACTCCATAATACTTATACCAAATTTGCTCTTCCCATTGGCTCAGCCAATAGGTAAAAGAAAACCGGTGCAGCATTGCTGCTGCACCGGTTAAGGGAGAACAACCTTAAGGGACTTCGGCGTAGTGAAGCTTGCCGAAAGGAAATGTGGCGGGTAGCGTTGCTTGCGTGGCCATTGTCAGCGCACCAGTAATAGTGGTGGCTAAGGCCGCCTGGCAACCATTGTTGTAGTAGGAGTTGAAGGTCTTGCTCGTCGCAACAACTTCAGAGCCGGTGGTCTTCCACAGATGCGTACCATCATAGAAGCCGGTGCCAACAGGGATATCCGTAGGAGGGGCCTGCGTACCACCGTTGCCTGAGTAGTTAGCTGCATAGCAAGTTCCAACGCAGTTGGTGGTGGTGAACATGCAAGTACCGTTATTGGAAGAGGCCCCGAAGTAAACCTCCGCGCCGTCCCACTCGCCAAGAGCCAGCTCTGTTTTGAAGTAGGTGCCGTCGGCCAGCATCATCGTGGTGTAGCCACTGTTGTCGGAGGCGTCAATCACGTAGCCGATGAAGGTGCTGGCAGCGTTATACAGGCCGATGTAGCCGGAAGCACCAGCAGCGCCGGCCGCTCCAGTGGCACCGGCAGCGCCGTTGGTGCCGTTGGTACCAGCAGCGCCCGCAGCACCGTTGGTGCCGTTGGTACCAGCAGCGCCCGCAGCACCGTTGGTGCCATTCGTACCGTTCGTGCCCGCAACACCCTGAATACCTTGGATACCCTGAGCGCCGTTCGTACCTGCAGCACCAGTTGCGCCGGTCGGGCCAGTAGCCCCAACCGCGCCGTCGATGCCGTTCGCGCCGGTTGCACCAGTAGCGCCTTGCGCGCCCTGCGGCCCTTGCGGACCAACTGACGGAGTAGCCGACGGATCAGCAGCGCTAACCGCTGCGTTGACCACCGGGCTAGGAGTTGAATTGCTAGGAGCAGTACCACAGGCCGCCAGGAAGGCGGCAGAGAAGATGACGTTCTTCATGGCGTACCTCATTTAGTTTATTGGTTTTTAAGACGATCGATTTCTTCTTGCAGAGCGGCATTGCGCTCTTCCAGGATTTTGACTGCGAACATTGCTGTATCTGCTGCGCGCTTGGCAGCATCTTTAAGCTTGGTAACCTCTGCCAGCAAAGACACTCCGCGAATATTGAGGCGGAGCTCTATCTGACGGAGCTCAACCTCGCTTAGTGTGTCGATGACGTCGAACAAATCGAGTAGAACTTGTTCGCGGCTTTTCATTGGCGCACCCCATGCGCAGCAAGTGTGTAACCAAGCTTCCGCTGGCACTCTTCCCGAAGTGGCTTGACTGTCTGGATCATCTGCTCAAGTGCTGTTTGGTACTTCCGCTCAGCCGCCAGCCGCTCATCCAGAAATTCTTTGGTAACCACAATCAGTGAATCGTCAACGATACCTAGTTCTTCTTGAACCTTCGTAACCGGCTTCAGGTTGTCCACTGAAGGTATTGGAGCGACCTCGCCGCTCCCACCGTTTGCAGGATCGGAGGTAGCCACCCGGCAATCGTGGAGGAAGAAGACTTCGTCACGAAGCTTTTCGGCAAAGTAATAGTTTGCCATCTCTTGCGAGCGTAGTTCGACTTCAGCACTTTTCTTGATCTGGATGACCGCTTGGCCGTCGTCATTAATACCGATCTCGCCATAGGTGCTGTGTCCTTTTACGTTGAGGTTGGTGTCGTCGAGTTCCTTGGCTTGGTGCTGCGTGGCGCAGCCGGTTAAGTAGGCTAGGATAGGGCACAGAGCCAGGATCGTAATGGCCAGGCGAAATTGTAGGCGTTCTTGCTTGTTCATGTGTTCTCCCTTTGTTGTTAGTTCCACTAAGGCCCCGAAGGGCCTAGTGCTCACTTTAGGTGAGCTATCCAGACATCACCGAACTTGAATAGATGGTCTCCTGTCACATTGTCATAGATACCTTGCCCATCCTTCCTGGCGGTGATGCCACAACTGTAACAGACGTACTTATCATCGTCCTTGGCGGAGACGCAGACGCTTTTGCAGATGAGGCAACGGACGCCAACTCCACGTTCCACCAGACTAAGCGCCTGAGCATCGTCCGGTTCCTTAACGCCGCCGGACTGCAATAACTTACCCACCCGAAGGCTCATGGCGTAGTTGTGTTCCGGAGACAAATCCATCTTTAGTCTAAGTATGCGGTCAGTCATGTGTTCTCCCTTATGGTTTGATCATCTTAACGATATGCCCAGCACCAGGCACCAAATCGACGAGCTGCGAGAGGCCTCGTATTACGACCTCTTGCTGGTGATCGTCGAACGGTGGCGGTTGGGCGATGCCTAGCGTGGCACAGCTTGTTAGCCACATAGTCAGAGCCAACGCGATAAGAGGCCTCATGACTTGGCCTTCCGCTCCATCCGGCCCATCTCTTCAAGCAGGGCAACCGCGTACTTGGCTTGGTCTTGCCTCTTCATCAGGAGGCGGCTAAGTAGCCCTCCCACCAAACTCAGCACAAAGCTAACGCCGATCATCACCCAGAAGCCGTAGCGGTACCAGACTTCCCAGTAGACGAAGAGACTTACCGGGATCATGGCTAGCAGCGAGATTAAGTAGGCCTTCGGATAAGTACGCCACATGGCGATAAGCACGACAAAAACCATGTTCATTGTGTTCTCCCTTATTGTTGTTTCACTAGGGGGCCCGAAGGCCCCATCGTTCAGTTACTGCTGGCGACCCGATTAGCCTTTGCAGCTATCCGAGCTTCCTTCTCCCGAGACTCCCGAAGCTTACGTTCCGTACGGCTTTCCTTACGGCGTTCCACAGCGTCACCGACGATCTCACCCATGCTGACGATGCAATGCGCCACGATCACCGAACAGACCGAGACGACCGCAATAGTCCACGCACCGGAGCAGATCTGGCTGGCCAAAGACACTTGATTGTTGTTTTCCACGACGCTCTCCCTGATAGGTTAAAATAAACAAACCCTTGTTTAGAAGAACTACCACAATGGTAATTCTTTCTTCATAGTCCTTATACCCAGAAAAGGGCTGTTTTTTCAGGATTTAGGGCTATTTGGGGCACCCCTATAATGGGTAAAAAAAGACCCCGAAGGGTCACTTTTTACCCACTAAAATGGGTCAATTTAGCTCTATTCGGGGAGTACCTGGCGGGGGTCCATAGAACAGCTTTCCGGTAGGAACCGGCCCTCCGGGCGGCAGCCTGGGGTCTTGCCCCATAACTAGCTCGCCCGGGTAGCGGGTTTTGTCCTCTAGCTGGACGATGTTGTAAACGAACTGCCAATATCTGGCGGGGTCTTGGATAGTCAGGCAGAGCGCGCGGAACGCTCCGGGGAGGGTGTTAACGTCTATCTTGCCTGACATGATGTCCGCGTATTGCGGATCACTTGGCAGGGTGTGGCGAAGAACGACCTCAGAGGTGTAGGACACCCGCTGAGGCCGTTTTTCCTGAACGAGGGCCTTCAGGCTATCAAGAACCGTCTCGCGGTCGGCGGCGCCCAAGGTGGGGTTTATGGTGTAAACCTCCGCCTTGGTGCCAAATACCGCCACGAACGTAGGTGGGTAGTACCCTCTCTGAATGATGGCTTTTGCCTCCTCATAGATGAAACTGATGAACTCGTCGACGTCTAGCGGCCGTTCGAACTGGATTTCCTTGCTTTCAAAATGAGACATCATCGACTTTACCCAGCGGTAGTGGTTCTGTTCCGCCCACTACTCTGAGTGGTGTTGTGATACCGAGCTTGTGCAGGTCCATTGCCCAGTACCTCTTCTGCGCTTTGAGCGAGGAAACGTAGACTGACTCCGTTGACTCGTTCTGCTTGTTGGTCCTGAGATACCCGTCTTCGTAAAGCTGCCGGCCAATGGACTTGATCGTACCCACCAGGTTGGTGTTGCGCAGGTAATTCTTGACCGCTTCCCATGCCGCGGTTGGATGGATAAACGCAATGTGCGCCGACCCAATGTCCCGGGACTGGATAAAGCCGATCTGCGGCTTCCCTTCAGCAACATACCCCTCTAGGTCCTTGATGGACACCTGCCTGGTATCAATCAAGTAGTATAGGGCCTCAGCAAATATCCGGCCATTCTGCTCGTTCTCGCAGTTGCCAATGGTGCCAAACGCCAACGAGACGATGTGGTGCCAATGCTCTGCGATTAGCTCCTCCTGTTCCCTTGGCCCAACCACCCCGCTATGCAGCATGAACTCTACCCAGAGCTGCCAAGTCAGGTGGTTGATAGCCAGGTTAACCGCAACGCGCGCGGCGTTCTGCCGGCTTTGGAACTCCGTCTGAAGCTTCATCCGGATGTCGTTGAGCTTTGGCTTGAACGACGACACGTCGGCATTCAAGATCCAGTGGATGAACCTAGCGGTCACCCCTTGGTAGTTCTGGTAGAACTCCTGGCACCGGTTGTAACTGTCGAGCGTCTTTGTCGTATCCTGCCGTTTTGTCTCGATCAGGATGGTTCTGGCAATGATGCTCGCCTCCCCGCTAATGAACTGCTCGCCGGTGCCTAGAATGGTTGCCCGAACGGCCTTCAGCGCGCGCGGCGTCCCATCCCTGTTCAGCTTAACTGACTCTTGCCGGTCGTAGCCGTAGTGGAAGAGATCCGTTACGGCTGCGATCTGGTACTTGTCGAGGCCCTTATAGTCGTCTAGCACCAGCAGCGCGTCCTTGCATTCGAACGCTTCGTACATCGCCCCGTTACCGGATGACTTCAGGTTCAACACCTTATCGAAGTTGCCCCAAAACCATTGCAACGCACAGGCTAGTTCCGTCTTGCCAGCTCCGGTAAGCCCCTCGAAGAAGAGCGACGGCTGCTGCTTCAGCTGGAAGATGTGTGACGTGACCGGTAACATCGCATGGGATATTCCAATCGTCGTCCACTGCCGCGGCCAGCTATTGAGCATGTCCGTCTTGATGCTCATCATCGCCGACATAAACTCGTCGTCACCAAGGATCTTGAAGTCATACTTCCGGGCATATGCCTTGTTTGAGAGATCCAGCCGCATCTCTGTATTAGGCTTTACTCCGTCTTTGTCCACAACCACGCTCGGCATGATATAGGAATTGCCATACCAGCCCTGAGTTGTCAGGTACTCGTTGTAGGCAATCCCAGCCTTGATCGAAAAGGCCATAGCAGCCTGACGCACGCCGCCAAGGTTTTGCCGAATGATGTTGTAGCCAGAGCTTAAGAGGCGCCCGAAGTACTTCGAGAATTCGGTGTTGTCCTCCCACGTGTCCGAATCCACCTCAAACTTGCGCTCCATGCCATGGGTACGCGCCGTGCCGAGGTAGACTGTCTTAACCACCTTGCCTTCGTCGGTGTAGGACTTCACCTCCTCAATCTGGAAGTCCGTCTGCGAGATCGACTTCTGTGTCTTATCCTTGAGGTTGACCGTCGAGTAGCCATAAGGCCGATCCTTCTTGTACGAGTTACCCTGGATGTGCAAGATGTCGTCGCGCTTGGACGTCGACTCCTTGTACTCCTTGGTGGCCTCGGCTTTGCCTTCACGGAAGGCTTTGCCGATTTCGCCGACGCGGGAGACTTTGTTGGACTTGAGGAAGTCCTTCAGCTCTTTCTGCTGATCCTCGTCGAAGACCATTGCGCGTACAGCGAGGGCTGCGAGTGCTTTGGCCTTTGCGTCGGTGTCCTCCACATCCTTTAGCGCAAGTGCCTCCTCCATAAGACGCTTGAGGAAGTCTTCGCCTTTGCCGAAGGCGTAGCGAACTGGTGAGGGCTGGATCCACTCACGCTCTGGGGCGTCGTGCAGCGTGACTTGTTGGCCCTCAACCGTTATAGTCGGCGGGCGTGGTTTGAAGCATTGAGTCTTCGGCAGACAAATACCATTTTCTCTCATCTTCTGGCACGTATGCGGACGATAATTTTTGTCCACCGAGTGCTCTAGCTGCTTCCAGTCTTGCTCGTTCTGTCCCCATCCAGGGACGTTCTTGCGAAACCAGTCCAGCCCATCTACCGTCGCCATGCACATGTGAAAAAGGGAAAAACCCTCTTGATGGGATACTACCTGCCCAGCTAAAGCCTTATCGCGCACACGGCGCAGTGCAGCGCAGCCATCCAACACCTTCTCTATAGAGCCTTGCAGCGGCGGCTGCCACTTAGAGTTCCTCGAGTTTCCCATGCCGGTGCTGTAAGTGCGGGAGGGGCCAGAGGTCTGCTGTTCTTCGATCAGCTCGATCCCTTCCTTCTCGATAACTGCATCGAGCTGGGCAACAGACACGAGCGGAAATGTATCTAGGAAGTTCCACTGCGCTTCGATTACGTGGTCGATGGGCACAGAGTCATCGTCCACCCCCTCGGCAATCTCTGCCAAGGGAACCAAGTGCAGATGACCCTTTTCCACTACCGGAGCTGGCACTGGCTGAAGATCTGCTTTGAAGCGTCCGATCACAATGTTTCGCTCATCGACGAAACAATTGCGCCCAACACTAAAGCGATGCTCGACACAGGGGGGCTTAATTCCGTTTCCAATGCCTGAAGGGCTGTTGGCGCTTTGCTTGGGGAAAACCTCCGGCAATCCCTTAATGCCCATACGGAGGTTTTGCATAAAGCCAACGCGCTCGCAGAGTTCGTACATTATGGAACGAACTTTGTACGCAGGATAGAAAGCATCGAGGAACCCATATAAATGCCATCCCGCGGTTGTCGACCTAGCTGCCGCAGTGGGAATGCCCCATTCTTTTAGCTGCTGCTGCGCCCGCGATACCTCTGCCCAGGTATAGCGCTTCGTCACTTCCATGTGTTCCTTCGCATCGAAGTCGAGTGCGAAGAACTTCACAGTGTTGTCGAGAAGTAACGTGTAGTGGATAATTTCGTCATCGCCGTGGATGTGGCGAAGCACAGACTCGTCGCTGACTGGAACGTACTGCTTAATCTCACAGCTATCGCAACGAGTGCCGTCGCGGAGCTTCAGGTGGCAGCGATCAGACCAGATATTGGCACATTTGGGGCTGTAGGAGCCTCGCTGCTTCCCGTCCTCCTGTTGCACATAGAACTTGACCCCGAAAACATCTTGCCTGCCGTAGAATTTTTGGCGGAAGATGCGTGCCTTGTCCTGGTCTGAATACATAACTCACTCCCTGATGTTAAGTTCCCGCGCCCGACGCGCTTCCCACATACGCTTATACTTATCGTTGCCAATAGCCCCTGACGGCGTGAACACAGCACGCTCTTCGCTCCACCCCTTGGACAGGCGAGTGCAGATGCAAGATGTAGATAGGCCCACCTCTGCGGCCCAATCCACCAGTAATTGGGTTCTGCCGTTAAGGGTGATGGGGTGCAGACCCGCACGGTTTCTTGCTTGTTCAGTAGGCGTGGCCCACCGGCAAAGACCGGGGCCATAGTTACCGCCCTTCATTCGATCCAGGCTTGTACCCGGCGGTCTCTTCCCCATGTCAGCAAGAAAATTTTCAAAAGTGTGCCAACGTAGGTCAACCGTCACCCCCTTAGCCCCATAGCTCTGGTAGCTTTTGCGCGCAGGATTGTAGCATCGGTCCATCATGGCACCCCAAGACTGATACTCTCGGGAACATCTTCCTGTTGGATGGTGTCCGTGGGTTGTGTTGGCAGTTACTCTGGTTTCTTTCTGCAGGCACCCACAGGATTTGGTGCCTCCCCTGAGTAGATTGTTGGCGTGGGCTAAGCGTTCCCCTCCGCATGTGCATTTGCACACCCAAAAAGTTCTACCGTCGCGCCCCCTTTCCTCAGATCTACCCATGACGGTCAATCTCTCAAAAACTTGTCCAGTAAGGTCACCGTGAGTTGTTGTGTTTTGCTTCCCCCTGGCACCTGGGGAGAGCCGTCGATAACAACCACAAGAGATGCGGCGCCCGCTGGTCAGGTCCTTGCCAAGGGAGGGCACTTCATTGCCGCAGTCACATTTACAGATCCAGGGACGTCTGCCAGATAGACGGAACTCTTTTCTGGTCTCCACCCGTAAAGCCACCAACTTCCCAAATCGTCTGCCGGTTAGATCGTTTTTGTCGCTTCTTCGCATTTGCCCCTCTTCTTCTTTTTCTTATGCCCCTTCACCTGATCCCTCAACCTCCCCCACACCTCCATCGCGTTATCGCCCACAAACTCAGGGTCGATCAAAACGGACTGTTGGTGCAGCTTCAGCGCGACGGTGTCATACATGGCCTCGTCGATGGTGTCTTTCGCCAGAAGGTAGTACACAATCATAGGAAAGCGTTGGGAGTTTCTACGTATCCTGTGGATGGCTTGATATTGGTCTTCGGAGCTGTGACTCATAGAATAGAACACCATGTAGTGGGCAACGGTCAGTGTGACGCCGTGTGCGCAGGATTTGGGATGTAGCAAGATAATGCGAATAGCGGGGTCTTTGATGAAGGCTTCGAGATTGGCTAGCTTACGCGCGGTGGGCGTATCCCCGTAGTAGGAAACGACACCGTGATCCTTATACCGTTCTTCCAGCTCCCTAAACTCAAACCGATACTCACAATAAATAATTACCTTGCTCGCGCGGTCGATCTCTTCGTTCAGGAGTTGGTCGAGCATTTCAATCTTGGGGTTGACGCCCTCGATCGGGTGTGCGGCCTCCTCGGCGTCGATCATGAACCCGCCAGTGATTTGGCGAAGCTTCTGGATCTGTGCTAGTGCGATCGTCACCGCGATATGCTCGTTGTCAATCTCGGTGTGCAGCGTCTCTTCCATCTCGGCGTAGTGGGCGGCTTGAGGACGGCTCATGTCGACCATGCGCTTGATGACAGTCAGCTCGGGGAGATCTGGCAGGGCGTCTTCTATGCGTATCCGGTAGGCGAGGGGGTTGATGATGTTACCGATAGCTTCGATGCTCTCGGGCTTGATCACGTAGGAGGTGAGTGTGTTGGGGTCAGATGGATTGCCGAAGTACACCGTGTTGGTATGCTCGGCTTTGAAATCTCTCCAGCTCGCTTCGAGGAGGAAACCGTGCGGATCTAGGAAGTGAAGCTGGGGCCACAGATCGACCGGAGAGTTTGGCGCTGGCGTGCCGCTCATAATAGCCCGACGTGGTGCGTGCTCCGCGACGTGCATCAGCGCCTTAACGAACGACCCGCCCTTAGAGCGCTCGCTGCGATACGATTTCATGACGGTGCTCTCATCACAGATAACGAACTGGAAGCGCTTCGCTGCAAGCTCCTTCTGCATCAGCCGCAACCCGTCATGGTTTATGAGGTAGAGGTCGGCAGGATCCTCAAGAGCTTTAAGGATCTTTTCTCTCCGCTTGTGAGCGCTTGCACCCCACAGAACGTTCGCTTTCAAATTAGTGAGGTTCTGTATGTCGCCCATCCAGCCCTGGTACATGGTTGCCAGCTTTCCGCATACGAGCGTTTTACCCCTTGGTAATAGGCCCTTTTTGATAAGCTGCTCAACAGCCTGTGCCACCATCCACGTTTTTCCGACACCACAGCTAGCGAACAATGCCGCCCTCTGTACGTTCACCAAATACACCACGCCGCGATGCTGGTACGGCCCGATCGGGGCAGTCCTATAGTCGTATTGCGGAAGGTTGGGGCTCGTCTTCGCCAGCATCGCGGTTTCTATCATCTTGTTGAACTTGTTTAGTTCGACTTTGAGGCTCTCAATGCGGCCTTGGCCCTCTTGAACAGGGATGGGGCCAAACTGTTTATAGATGCGCTGAAGGTTTTGCTTGCTGAAAGCGAGATGCCAGGCACCAAGACGTTCGCTGTACTTGGCATGTTCTCCGATATGAACCCACGGGGCTTCGTCGGTGGGCGCGCCCACATCACGAAGTATGATTTGATTTTTCCACACCGAAAGGGAAGGCACTATGTGTTCTCCTGGGATGATTCGCACACGTCGTCACCGTGCACTGCCGACAGATATCCAACCCTCCCTGATCTCGGACTTGGGGATGGTCACTAAACGTGATGCATTTGTTGCAGAGTGTTTCTAGTCGGTCGCTATAGGGATCTCTGATTGTTTTGACGCAAGAAACCAAGGTACCACAGCTGGAACACTGTTCTCTACCCTTGCTCGAAATTCTCAGTCTCGACGGGTCTGTAACAACTCCATCCACGACCAAACCCTGCAAAAACCATACATTCTCGCCGTCGGTGATGTGCTCCACTACTTCATCATGAGCGACAAGTGCGTAGACTTTATCGCTATTACCTCGGAAGGTTTTCATCCCCAATAAGTCTGCTGCGTCCGCCGCCCCCTCCCGTGAGGTCGCAATCCACTTCCTCGTCGCCGCGACGATGTAGTTGAGCCAGTCATCGGGGATGGTCTCAGAGGGTATCCCCGCCTCGAGGAGTTGACGCCGCACTCCGGCCCTCATCTCCGGGCTGGGAAAGAACGAGTTTGGTTTCTGGGTCACTGAGAGATCCTCCGTAGGTGCAGTACATTTCTAGCGACTTAGCGAGGTTGCCGATGGCGCGGCCGCGGCCGATGAGTTCTTTGATGTGGTCGCCGTCGAGCTTGCTATGCACGGCCTCTTGCAGCATGAGCTGTGCATCGACGAGTGCCGCGATCCTGTCTTTGCCCGTCAGCTCGCGGACGAACGTCCTATACGCCTTGCGAATGGCTTCGAAGCGCGTGCGTTCTGCGTCGGTTATGGGTTTCTTCTGCCGCTCGCGGTCTTCCATGGACTGGACGTAGTCGGCCATCTGCATCGCGAGGTAGTAGGGCAACTCGAAGAATTCGTTTGTGGGGACGCTCAGCCGAACGCCGCAGCTTGGGCAGTTCTCTAAGCCTGGCGAGGGTAGCTCGTATGAGCAGCTTGGGCAAAAGGCGGCAGCTTTCACGATTGTCATTAGTTTCCTCCGAGGTTATTATTCGTCCAGGTGACTTATACCTAATTGGGGAACACAAAAGTTATGAAGATGCCACGGCCTGCTCATCGCGGTTCTATGGGTATTCCTGAAGAAATGCACCCGGACAAGATCTTCGCGAAGCCGCCGGAGCCGGAAGATCGCCCTGAGTTGCCGCCGGACGATCTCAGCGATCTTGAGGAGCCTGGCGCCCCTGAAGAGCCCGAGGAAGACCAGGCTGCCAAGGCCGCCGCCGAGGCCGCGCTAGCGTCTGACCCGCGCGAAGTCCTTAAGCGGCTTGGCATTGAGCTCACCGACGAAGACGTGAATCGTCTGCTCTTCAAGGGCTACATCGAGAAGCCCATCAAGCTCTGCTACGATCCGCTGACGAAGAAGCCCTACGTCGCGACGTTTAAGACTCTAACTGCCCAAGAGTATGACGAAGTCGATGAGCTTTTGTCCGAAGAGATGGACAACCTCAAGATGACCGTCAACGGCCGCGACGCGCGTCGCTCCACGTGGGTTCTCGCCTTTGCGATGACCCACATCAATGGCATGATTCTTCAGAAGCCAGAGATGAAAAAGGTTGGCAAAGTCGAGATGATAGACACTAAGGCCACTGCGGAGAAAAGAATCAAAACCATCCGCGCGCTGGCTCCGATGATTTTGGACAAGGCTTCGCGGGTTTACGCTGCGTTCACCGCGACCATCTCGCTGATCCTTGAGGACCCCGAGCACAACCTCATAAAAAAGCCCTAGCCTCTCCCAAAGGAGTGCTACGCGGCGAGCTGCTCCTGCGCGGGCTTAGCTTCCCGCCGGACTCCACGGAAGAGGTCCTAGCCGGGATAGCCCTGGAACGCCGACGGGATGCGCAGTACCTGGCGACAGTGGCAATTATCAATGCTATCATGCACGTAGGACAGGTGGTGGCGGGTGGCACGGGCGGCGATGCTATCAAGAAATCCCTTGACGAGCTCGTGAAGGTTCTTTTCCCCGGAGAAGCGGATAAACTAGCGAAACGCGCCGACGAGGTTAAAGCGCTGGTGCAGCGCGAAGTGGCTAAAGGGCCGCTTAAGATCATGCCTGTCGATGACGGTGGCAAGAAGGCCGCGAAGAGACGGAGAAGTAAACGGTAATGGCAAACGATCCAAACGACTATGCAGACGATGGATCGGGAATGCCGGCCGACCCTACTGCAGGCCTGGACAGGACCATACGCATTGCCTCGCCGCGTATGCCGCAAATGTATCCGCCGCCCGCGCCGATTCAATACACCGCGGGCACGGCGGGCATACCGAGCTACGTCTACCAGACCGGCCCGGTCATGGGTGGCTATGATGATTCGCAAGCCTACATGACTCAGTCGCGCGCGTCTTATGGGGACCTCCCAATGATGGGGATGCGCGGGGCTTACACGGCGGGAGCTGGGGCCGCGCAGGGAATGGGGAACATGTTCTCGGCAATCGGCGCTCAGATAGCGCCGATTAGTTATACGCCGCCCGCCCGGGTGTTTACGGATTACTCGGGGAGATACGTTCAGAATACGGGCGTGCTTTCTGATCTGCGCAACATGTCGGGTCTTGGCACGCACATGCGGGCAGCCCACGCAGGGGACATTCGCTATAATGCTGCTTCTGACCTCGGTGAGCGTATGGCGCTGGCGGCCGCGGGTCTAGGCATGGGTATGGCCAGTCTAGGAGTGACGACAGCCGGCTCGATGGCTGGCGGCGCCATGTTTGGAACTCTGGGCAGTCTGGCTGGCGGTATAGGCGCCCCTATTGCGGCAGCAGCCTTGGTGGGTGACCGAGTCCAGCAAGGCGTAGCGCAGCGTCGCGACATTATGAACTATCTCGAGACGACTAGTGACCGATATGTCGTCGCGGGCAGCCCTCTTGCTGACCCTCGTCATGGAGCTGGCTTTAGTTCTGCCGCGCGGAAAGAGGTTACTGAGTACATCCGGGGCCTGGACATCAAAGACCCCATGCTCAATACCGACGAGCTAACACGCATCCTGAAAGAGAGCACTCAGCAGGGCCTTTTTACCGGCACGTCGACCATGAACGACTTCAAAAAGCGGTTCAAGGACGTTGTCGACAACGTTAAGGTAGTGGCCACTACCTTACACCAGACGCTCGAAGAAGGTATTAAAACCATTCACGATTTACGTGCAGTTGGCGTTGACCCGTCGCGAGTCGCGGGTGTCGTCGGGCGCGCCGAGGCGTATGGACTGGCGGCGGGCAAGAGCGCTGGCGAAATGCTCAACCTTGGTCTACAAGGCGCGGAGATGTTCCGCGGCACTGGTGTCGGCATGACGATAGGCATGGAATCCAACATGATGAACGCCGTCGCGATTAGGGCGGCACGCGATGCAAAGATGCTGTCCGATGAAGCCGTAGCGCAGGCCGGCGGTGAGGAATCTTTAGCGCAGCGGATGACCGCGTCGAGCCTCGGTTTTGTGCAGACTGCACAGGGCCGCGGGTTCATGGGCATGATGTTCAATAAGGGATTGCCGGGTACCGGCTTCGATGCTGGAGCCTTCAATAAGATGGTGGCTGCCGGCGGAGGTGATCTTTACGCTGGCGCGGCGCGCGCGGCGCAGAATCTATCCTCACCCGCGGCTACCGTTAAGTTTGAGGCCAACCAGGCTGGGTTCGCTACGGAGCTTGGTAAGCGTTTCGGCGGGCAGGGTCTGCAGGTTGCCCAGATGGCCGAAATCACCATGGAGGCGACCGCCCTTTCTAAAATGAGCGGCGCGTCCATGGAAGACTCCTGGGTTGACGTTGCCCTCAAGCGTGGATTAGACGACACCACCGCGCGGGCGATGCTAGCGAAGATCAGGTCTGGTGATGCTGCGTTCACGGCTGCGCAGGCCGGTGTCGAGTCCTCTCGCCAGAAGATGCAAGAAGACCAGATCTCGCAGAACCAGTTCACAACCAGGGTAGGCGCGCGTATTGGCGCTGCGGTAAAGACCGCCACTGACACGGTGTCTCGCCCGATTGCAAACGCGGTGGAGTCTGCCAAGCAAGGAGCGGCCAACGCAGGAGACTGGATAAATAATGGCACTCAGCGCGTAAGCCTAAACGGCACCGATTACGATCTCTTTGCCGGCGAAACTGTAGGTAAGAGTGATGAGCAGCGAATAGTCGATATAGACTTTGGTGGCATCTTAAATGACAACGCAGGCCAGTCACTTGCCAAGCTTGTTGTTGCGGGGAAGACAGACTTCCTAAATCTTCGGGGTAGGGCGGGCGGCAACGTTACCCTGACGAAAGGTACTGGACTCTTTCAAGGGGCTCTAGCCGGTACCGGTATAGAGAGCGCGGCGGTTAATGTCACTCTCGAAGACTTGCGTGCCGCTGGTAAGGAAGCGAACAAGTGGGCGGAGTCCTCAAGCGATGCCGCGGCGGCAGTCAGCAAGGCAGGCCTTGCAAAGGCCATGGACTTTAAGCTAGCCCACCTCGAAAATACGAGCGCCAAAACCATAGACGCGTTGGCTCGTCAAGTATATGGCAAGGACGCGGACAAGTTGTCGATCGATGAGGCGCGGGCCTTACGTACCGCATATGCCAATGTTGACGAATACTCCGGTATATTTAAGGACGTGGAGGCGGGGGCTTCGGGAGTAAAGTCCGCGCTAAACGCGGTGAGCGTTTCAAAGGAAGTGGGCAACCTTGAGGCCGCTAATGCAGCGGCGAACCAGTTTTCTGAGTCCATCATGCCGCATGGCTTATTTGGCGGGCACGCGGCCATTCCAATGCCGGTGCTTGCTCGGCTGGCTAAGGTACGCTCAATCGCTGCTGCTGGCGGGGACACTAAGGCAGCAGTGCGCGCGTATGAGATGAGCATTGACGCTCTTACCGGGGAGCAGCGCGCGGCAATAGCCCCCCACACTCAAGAGATGCTGCAAGCTGCGACCGGTGCCGGCGGCTCGTCTCTTGACGTTATCGGAAGAAACTACGCTGAGCTTTCCGATGAGCAAGTGCGGCGGGGATCGGAGATCCTAGGCACAGCGCTGCAGAATGATCTTTTCTCTAAGGCCGGTCTGGAAAAGGTCGGCGAGGGTGATCGCAATAAGATTCTTGAGATATCCAAGACCTTGGCAGCCGGTGGCGCCCAGGCGGTTCTCGGCTTGAGCGGCAGCGACCTAGGCCTTCTGAATAAGACCAGCCTTGGTACGATCTTCGAGCAGGAGCACAAAGCCCTGTCAGGGATAAGCGCCCTGGGCAGAGACGCGTCGGCTGCGCAGATAAGCGAAGTGGTCGGAACCACCGCTGGGCCGGCAGTAGCGCAGAGGGTAACTGACGCGCTGGCCATGGCCAAACCTGGCACAAACCTACCTGGCTTGGCAGAGAGCGTCGTCCATGCCACGGAGATGCAGCAACTTGCCGGAAATACTAACGTAGCTACTGCGGGCACTGGGGGCACTGTAGGTGCGGCGGCTGGATCTGGTGATCAGGCGGCAGCTACGCAGACCGCTATAAACCTCGAAGTTCTCAATGCCATGAGGGCCTTTGCTAAGCAGATAGGTTCGCAATAATGGCTGACTCCCTTGCCCTGGGCGCGTCTGCTTCTGGTGAAGGCTATGAACGCCTTCGCCGCGCGCTCGAGTCGGTAGAAGCGTCTAACGACCCGGGCGCCGTGCAGCGGGTCACCAATGCCGTTGGGCTTTATCAGTTCATCCCTCGCTACTGGGAGGGATTCGCCCAAGAACAGACAGGCCGGTCGCTCAAGAGCTTCTTGCCAAAAGACAATTCCCCGCAAGAGCTTGCGCGCGCGGCCAAAGACCAGCGCGATATCCTTTTCCCCAAATACTATGAAAAGGAAATGGCGCCGTGGATCGCCAAGATGCGCAAGGACGGCCTCGGCAGCGGCCGTAGTGACATCGACCTTGCGATCATGTTCCATAAGCTCGGGGATGCGGCCGCGAAGGACTTCCTTAAGAGTGGTCGTGACGCGTCAAAGGGAACTGCGGATAACACCCCAATCGAACAGTATATTCATGCGGTGGCGTCTAAGGCACGCAGCAAGAGCTTGGCCAGTGACGCAACAGCCAAGGCAAGCCGGTGGCACCAAACTCAAGATACCTTCGTCGAAAGACCAGTGCACCATAAGAGCGGTCAGCAGGTGGCGCACCACAGGACTATGCCTGCCGCCGGCGCGACGCCAGTAGCTCAGAAGGATATTCAGACGCACGACAATGCCTGGGTGCTCAGCGAGCTCAAGAAGCTGACCGTAACCTTCAGAGAGGGTACATTCAAAGAAGGTGCCCTTGAGATGATCCTGCAAGAGGGCCACGGAAGAGGTGTTTCGTGAGTGCAATTACAAACGTGAATAGCTACATTTTCTCAACCGACCTGGGGCCGGTGGTCGCGCAAGTTACTACGCTGGTCAACTTCGACGTGGACGACATCATCCATAACCGCGCGATGTCGCAAGCGCTCGCAGTTTCATTCTTGAATATCGGCAAGACTGTCAGCCCTAACGACCCGAAGGCGGCGCGCACGATTACTTCGGCGTTCTCTTCTAGCACCGAGGAGCTTCTCAGCTAATGCCTGGGCCAACATCACTTCTACCGACAGACTCTACGGCCCCATCCTCGTTGGGGGGCGTGCCGCTTACCAATGCGCCGGGGCCTACCTCGTCGACTAATTACTCGGTATTGCCGGGCGGCACCGACTCCGGCAGCTTACTGAACCAGCCCATCACGCCGACCGCGCAAATGACTGCGGCCGACAATGCAACCACGACAGCGGTAAACACCACTGTGTTCCCCGCAGCCGGCTACACACCGCCGCCCAGCCTGATCGCTCCGGACACGTTCCTTGCGGATTGGTACAGAGAGGGGAATACTGCAGAAAGCACCACTGCCGGCACGTCTACGCTGCCGCGCATGGTCGACGACTTTGAAGACGAGATCGCGCAGATCTACATCTACGGGCCGAGCACTAAGAACGGCAATACCTCGGTGGACCGGCAGATCGTCCCGCCGTTCTCCAAGTTCATCCTTGAGTCGATTCAAGAGTCACACGCGGAGCGCTCCCAGATCGTTGAGACCTTCGGAGACTTCTACGTCTTTCTCTTTGGCGAGCGGCCGCCGATCTACAACTTCTCGGGCACGCTGATCAACACGGCAAGCGTCAACTGGGTGGCAGACTTCAAGTACTACTATGACAACTACTTGCGCGGCACGAAGTGCGTTGAGAGCGGCGCGCGGCTGGTCATTACATATGGTGGCCGGCAGGTCGAGGGGTTCATGCTCGGGATGAGCACGGCCACTGAGGCGTCACTGGAGAGGGGCGTTAAGATGTCCTTCCAGTTAGTGGTTACGCGAAAGAGCTTCATCGCCTTTTCCGCGGACTTTGGCTTTGTGGTTACTGGCGGGGAAACTATTGGGAACGCCAAGATGATCGAACTGCTTAATGACATCGCAGGGGCAGAGGGGATAGGGACTTCCAGCCCGGATCAAAGTGCCGCTGGCGGCGCGGTTACTCAGGCAGTACAACAAGGGCTGGCGTCCACCACGTCTCTTGTCGCTTGATTGGATGAAACATGGCTGTCGGTAGACCATTAGGCGCAAAGCTTTTCCTAGAGGGCATCGAGGTGCCTTTGCTCGGCGCCACGATTACGTCGACAGTAGACCAAGCCTCCATCGCTTATGTAGACCTGGTGCCGCAGCAGGCGATTAACGACATCAAGCCGCGGACGCATGTCGTCTTGGCCGTGCGGGACTTCAACAACCCGGCGCTAAATTATCCATATGTTAACGCCTGGGAAGGCGAGGTTTACGGCTTCAACTTCGGTAAGACGGTTAGTTCCCGCTCATTCAGCATTTCCTGCATAGACACAACGAGCTACTGGGATAATGCGCTGTGCTACTTCATGAATACGCAGCAGTCCCTCGGCAGCGCAGGTATGGCGGCTTTACCGGCAGCTCTCAACTATACAAGCGCGAAAGCGCAGGGGTTCGAGGTAATCCCGACGAACGACGGGGCGAACGTAAACTACTTCAAAACGGTTATTGATAACGCGCTAGCCCTGGTAAACAACCCGCCGCCAACGTTCCTCACTGCCTTTGTGGCGGTTATAAAAAGCATCACAAAGGTTAATGATTTTTATAACTTTGCCGAGTCTAGGCTGCGGATACAGGACCGCATCCTCCTCAACGACAGCGGCCTTCTGCCCAATCTTATTAGCAACGCACAAGGCGCGACCTGGTTCAATGGCATTATTGGACAATCTGGCGGGTTTACGTCGTTGCGCAGTGTTATCAACGATCTTCTCGGGCTCATCTTCCATGACAACGTATCCGTTCCATTCCCTGCACGAGTGACCGCTCCTCCCCTCGCCGGCGCAAAGTTGACGGGGACTGTGGGATCAAAAAACACGACGCTGGGCAGCTATCTCTTCAAGCCAAACCTCTACATGTCCCCGCCGCCAATGTGCAACGTCTTCTTCCCCGATGAGTACTCGCAGTTTCAGTACTCTCGCAGCTTTTTCAAAGAGCCGACGCGCCTGATCTATAGCCCGGAGCTACCGTTCTTTCAAAGCGGGGAATCCGTTGCGCTGCCCATGAACTACCAGCCCGATTCCCTTCAGGCGTTCATGTATCACTTGGATTTCAACAACCCGGTGAACTACGTGAACAAGTCGGACACCGGTATTGCGAGCGACCCCGGTCACTACCTGGACGAGATCGTGCAAGGAGACCCCGCAGAGCCTTATGTTGCCAGCACCCCGCTCGTGCGCGAGGGTCAATTCCTCACTAACGAGGAGCGTGTTAAGGGTATCTGGATGGCGCGCGAGAGCCTGTTCCCCGCGGCGACGATGTTCAATGTCGCCGCGTCTGAGGGCTCCAATGCTATGGCATACAGCTTTACCCAGCAGATTGCGCATTATCTCTTCTACAAGAAGAGGTTCGAGACGCGGCAGTTGCAGATCACGTCTCACCTTAAACTATCGGTGGTCCCTGGGTTCAACGTGTTGGTCTTGGATGACAGCGACGCTCAGCAAAACGTAGTTGCCTATTGCTCGTCGGTCACGCACCGGATTTATGCTACGGAGGGTGGGTACACCAACGTGTCGCTCTCCTATGCTAGGACGCCAGACGAGGAGGCGCAGGCATCTTCTAACGGCAGCGAGCCCCCGATCCCGCCATGGTACAACCCAGACATCTTCGGGAAGATCACCGCACCGCCGGCATCGAAGTCCGCCCCCACCGAAGTAGCAAACGCGGGCGGGCTCCTAGTCTCGACCAGCAAGCTCTCTACGTTTTATCAATCCCTCCTTGGGGACAAGGGCTACCGGGCAGTTACCGACTACGCGCAGAAAGAGCCCACGCTGATCGGCGCGGTAGCCTACTTGCTCGCTGAGTATAGGACTAGGCGCGCGCTCGGGTCTGAGGATGTTCAGCAGTACATTTCTAGCCTTACCGGTCGTGATTATGTAAGAGTGGAGGACACGATGGCCTTCCTTGGGGCCTCTCTTCCGAAGGATGTTAAGCTAGATCCGACGACGCTGGTCACGTTTACTGGCGGGGCTTTTAACCCCAAAGACGCTGTTAACGGCGCAGTGACCACCCTAAGGCAAACACCGATCCTGGCCTACGCGGCCGCGCTAAAGGCGTACCGAGGTTTCCGTGGCTGAAGACCAAAAAGCCGAAGAGATGGACATCTTCCATAAGTGGAAGCAGACTGGCGAGAAGAAACACTTCCAGGCTCTTTATAACTCCATGAAGCCGCTGATCTATAGCGCGGCGCAGAAGGCAAGCTATGGCAGCAATATTCCAGAAAGCGCGCATCGTATCTATGCTGCCCAGAACTTTCTTGAAGCTCTTCGGACATTCAAGCCAGGCACCGGCGCCTCCCTCCAAACCCACGTCTATGGCTCGGTCCACCAGAAAGCCAAGAGGCTCAACTATACGTATGGGAACCTCGGGTTTATTACTGAACCAAGAGCGGCCAAAGTGGGCCTATTCCAAACAGAACACGCTAATCTTCGAGACAGTCTCGGTCGTGAGCCGACAACCCAGGAACTGGCTACAAGGCTCAACTGGAGCGTCAAAGACGTAGCCAACCTGCAGAACGAAGTCCATAAGGACTTGGCGCTTGCCGAGGGGGTTGAGGAGCAAGCTACTGTCGAGGGCTCGATCGACGAAGAGAAGCTGGAGATGCTCTACTTCGACCTACTGCCAGAAGAGAAAGCAGTCTTCGATTATGTGTTCGGTAAGCATGGTAAGCCCAGGTTGCTTAAGCCAAACAACAAGATCGACTACGAGCAGCTTGGCCGGTCATCAGGTTACTCCGCGTCTAAGGCGCGCGCGATCATGATCAAGATCAAAGACAAATACTCAAAGGCTCTTAAGAGATGAGCGTTGCTGACTACTACCTGCAGAAGTGCACTGACGCAATCGCAGAAGATGCGGCACTTCTTTTGGCTAAGTTGTCCAACCCCGCTAGTCTCGTTGATGTGAACGTTACCGGCGCGCTTACGGAAGCGTCCAGTTTAGGCGACCTCGCTTCGCTAGCGGGGGATTACATCTCGAACAACGCAAGCGCACTGACGATGGCCGTGGTGGGGGCGACTAGCCTCAACAAGAACTCGCCGTTCTCAGCACTAAACGCCTTCATGAATATGCTGGCAAACTCCGTATCTGCCTACAACGACATGATTTTGATCTATGTGAAAAAGATAGCTAAGCAGATCGTTGAGGCCTTGAACAAGAAGATCGCGATCAACCAAACAGTCCAGGGCGATATCACCGCGCTGGTCAATACGTTGATCTCAATGAACCAGGGGCCAAAGGTCTTTGACGCGTATCTTACTCAGCTGCGCGCGGCATTGATCCTCGTGGATCAGGGTAGGCGGGACATCCAGCTGACGACCAATACACTTCAGTCGCAGAGCTTTTTCCTCACGAAGACATTTCGTAAAGGCAAGAAAGAGATGGCGGCTGCCCAGAAGCTGATCAAGCCACTTGCCAAAAATCCGTACCTGAACCCTACGATTAAGTCAGTGGCTCTGAACCTAGGGATTCCCGACAGCAGCCAGCAGATCGGCAACATCTTGGCGCTGCCAAAGCTGTGCCACAAGATCATAAGTGACGTGTCCAACTACGGCACGGTTACCCTGCTGGCAAACGCGCAGCTGTCCTTCTATGCGTCGGCAGTTGCTATCCTTATAGATGGGTTGCCGAACATCCTTAAGCAGCAGCTCCTATCCATGCTCAACCAGACGTTGCAGCAGATCAACTCCCTTGAAGTCAGCATGGCCAATGTGCTTAATGGCAATCCTGGCGCTGTGGCTGGCCCGGTTAACGGGTTTATTCCTGTGCCGCTCAAAGTATCCGTAAATGCATACAAATGGATGATGGACATCAACCTCATCGTCAACGCACTCAAAGTCATTCCCGCAGACATCGTAGTGGTGCCGCCGCAGATAAATGGAACCGTACACCATGGCCAGCCCAACATTCTATATGCTGGGTCTGCTGGGCTGTTTAACAGCGTCAGCCTGGGCGACACGGTTTCGATTACTGGTGGCACTATCGTTACGCCGGGCGACTATATCGTTATGGTGAAGGGGGCGGGAAAGCTAACTTTGGACCGAGCTGCGTATGTGCCTAAGCCTGGGGCGCCCATAATAAATCTGCCGCTCTCCCCAAACGACGTACAGTACTCGATCATCACTGACGGGGCGCTTTCGAAGTTCCAGCTCAGTCAAGGGCCCGTCATTGTTTATGAGCAGTCAGTCGCGTTGATTGCGAGGGAAGGGAACCGTAGAAGCGGTTCCGGCCTACTTCTAGCGAAAGAAGGCCAGGAGAACTTTGCGTATTTCCAAGAGCAGCTTATTGGCCTCATGACAGAAGCAATGGTCGGCGTGGCATCTACGTCCGTACGCACTAGCGCGATCGCCGAGGGGCAGGCGCTGATAGAACACTGCAACCTGTCTATGGCTCAGGACAGGGAGATCATTGGCTACCTCACCACGTTCATCAATACGCCTATACCGCTTGAGGATACCCTTAACCAGATTGAGGCTGGCCTTGCGAAGCTATTGAAAGACCTCGGTCTGGATAAAGCATCCGATGCTTTGGCCAAGGGGGATTTCAAATCTCTGCTTGGGATGAACGGTAAGAACGCAACATATATTGGCGCTGCCCTGGAGACCTTGGCCTTCTTAAAGCAGTGCTTCCCGGACCAAACGAGTCTTAATAAGTTCATCCAGATAGAGAATTCCATTAAAGGCGATCAGAACCTTTTAAATGTCAAGGTATCTTTCAATTTTGACCTAGCCATTTTTAAGAACCTGGCTGCCTGCACAGACTTCACGAACTTGGCCAATCTTTTCAACAGCAAAGAATTCCTTTGTGCACTCGCCGGAGGGGCTGGGCTCGCCGCGCAAGCAGCTGGCTCGGCTGTCGCTAGCACGGCCACTACGGCCGCGGGCGCCATCTCCTCAGGGGCTGGGTCGGCTTTCTCCGCACTAAGCGATATGCTGTCCTTTCCAGACTCCCCTCCGTCGGCGGTTAATGGGGTTCCGGCCGCGCCATCTAATGTGGTCCCGGACGCAGCTGCGGCATCCATCGCCGCCAAAGCGCTATAAGGTGGTCCAATGGCAGCAGGCAGCTTAAGTGGGGACATCCAAGTAATTACCGCAGACCCGGTAACGGGCCGAATCACGTTTGGTCTTGTCCCGCGAATCCTTACTGGTATGCCAAAGCTTATTCAAATCGTAGTATTATCGTTACTAAACAGCCCGGGAAAGGATATACTTAAGCCGGCGGATGGTGGCGGTATTTTGAATCTGGTCGGCAGCAACATCTCGTCGACCGACTCCACGATGATCCTGGCTGAGCTGAACCGGGCCGTGAAGAAGAGTCAGACCGAGATCATAAATTACCAGACAGGGTTAGGCGCGCCGGCGGAAGAGTCATTAAAGGAGCTTCAAGTGCTTAGCCTCACGGAGGGCGAAAACATCGACGAAGTCCTTTTAAGTATTAGGATTATCAACCAGGCTGGCCGCATCTCCGACGTGGTGCTCTAATGGCTACACTGCCCATCGCAGAATACCTAACCGAGCATCTTAGCGAGTTCGACCCGACGTTCGACCTTCGGCAGGGCACGGGCTTTGAGCAGCTCTTCTTCGAGCCGCTCCAGTTCTTAGTCCAGCCGCTCATCGATGAAGTCAATACGCTCATCGTTGCGCAGAGCTTCCGGCGCATTCTTCTGACCACCGATCCCGATACGTTTGACGCAGAATCGGTGGACTCCCTCGCTAATAACCTCTTCGTTTACCGGAACACCGGTTCTCTAAGCGGCGGCGTGGCGCGCGTTTACTACAGCAACCCGGTCAACCGCGAGTGGCCAGTCAGCGGGGCACTTTTCGCCGGCAGTAACGGGGCGAGCTACTCCAACCCTGCACCGTTCCAGATCACCTCTGCCAGTATGAGCACGCAGATCGAGGGTGGTCAATACTACTACGACATCCCGGTAGCTGCGACGACCACCGGCAACAATGACCTCATCGCCGGCGGCCTTGTCTCTCTGAATAACGACCCCGACTACCTCTCAGTAACGAACAAGCTAGCTTTTGAAGGCGGCGAGCCGGCTGAGACGAACACCCAGCTAATTACCAGAACGCAGAACTCCATTGCTGTTCGGGATATGGTTACGGGCAAGGGGTTCAACGCGATCTTCTTCGGCAACTTCCAAGCGTTTCTTTCAGAAGTGCAGCCGATCGGCTTCGGCGACCCTGAGATGATGCGCGACGTGGTTTATAACACGCACATTGGCGGGCGCGTCGACGGGTACGTGAAGACGTCTAGTATCACTCAAGGCTCAAAAACCTTTGTTGGTCTGACCTTGGACACCACGCGGCAATCTTTTGCAAGTACGAACCTGGTGATGACGGGCACCAATCCGCAAAACGTGGGCAACCCAAACATCGACGAGTCAAACAACCGCGCTCCGATTGTGCAGCAGATCAAGCTTTCGACTGGTGCTAGCTACACGAGCACTGTCACTTCCTGGCCGGTAAGCCTGGCCTCGAACTCATACCTATACCTCGGCATAGACGGGACGTTCTTCAATATCCCAGTTGCCGGTTTAAACCCCAGCGCTACCACGCTGAACGAAGTGATCAACGCTATTAATACGGCGTTCGGCTTTACCGTTGCTAAGCCTGTTGGCGCGACGTACAAGCTCGTGTCCCCCACCATTGGCACTGGGAGCCAGATCGCCACAGGCACCCCACCTATCGGAGTTAATGCGGCCAGCACCCTTGGTCTTGGGGCTGGTGTCATCAATCAAGGCACTGGGCCGATTGTCTTCATCAAGGGCGTGGACTACACGGTTGATGATTTAAACGGAACCATCACGCGCATACCAAAGTCCCCCTCCCTAGTTCCACTGCAGTCCACCGGGGCGACCGCGGCGAACAGCAGCACGTTTACAGATGTGACCGCTGGCGTGTTTACTAGCGTAGTCGTGAACGACATCCTGACTATCTCGACCGGCCCTGATGCTGGTGATTACCGCGTGCTTTCCAACGGTGGGCCGTTTGTTACTGCAATCACGCTAGATGAAAAACTGACCACTACTGCTAGTAGCGTGCAATACTCCGTCTCTCAACCCGGCATCAAGAACAATGAGACGGTGTACGTTCAGTACTACTTCAACCCGCTCTCGATCGATATCGGCGGCTTGGTCGTGTTGGACACCTATGGCGCAGTGCGTGGCATCCGCCCTGGGCGCGCGAGCTCTGTCATCACCGACACTGCGTTCTTGCGCATCAACTCCATCGAGCTGATTGACCCGCTAACTCTCGAGCCGATCGGGACTGTGCTTAATGGCCTTGGCGGCTATGGCGCCGGCCCATACGGCGGCGGTCCTTACGGTATTGGCTCAGGCGCTGATTATTACCTCGTAGTGAACGTGCCCACCGCGCGGTTCTCGGCCTTTGAGGACAGCTACATCGTCATAAGCTCGGCCTACTTGGGCTTTAGCTTTCAAGTCAATTACGACTACGTGCCGGAGATCCAAGAGCTACATGCCTTCGCGTCGTCGGATGCCGAGCGTGTCCTCGACGGCGATGTGTTGATGAAACACATGGTGCCGGCGTATGTGGCAGGGAACATAAACTACAAGTATGACCAGACGAATACCGCTATCCCCAACCAGGCCACCCTTCAAGCCCTGGTGAACGAGTTCATCTCTGGTCGCCCATCCGGCACCGATTTAGTCTTCTCAGAGATCGAGCAGTTCATCATAAGGGTTACAGACCCCTATGACCGGTTTGGTACAGAGGTGGACAACTTCCAGCTCACCGCCACTATCTTGAACGAAGACGGGTCAACTACTACGGTGAATGGGACGAACAAGCTAGTCATCCCGACCAACACGCCGCAGTTCACGACTAAGCCGCTATCCCCGCGGATTGCGCATTGGATTGGTGAGAACGTGACCTTAACGCTGTTGCCGTGATAGGTGTAAAATTCCATTCAAATCACAAGCCCAAAGACGGAAATTCTATGCCATGGCCAACCGTGGCGAGATGTCTCCAGAGACTGTAAAGACGTGGGAAGAGCACACGCCTAAGGGCAAGAAACTCCCTGAAAGGGTAGGTATGAAGAAGAAAGCTTTCTTCGAAGGATTCGACAAGCGCGCCGACCAAGTCGCTGGCGCTCAAGGTGAGCCAGGAGAGCCGCTACCGGCAGAAGGCGCAGCGCCTGGCGGTGCCGCGGGTCCGCCGCCTAACCAGCCGGAGAAGCTTTTAAAGTGGAATCCGGCGGGCGGCGTCGACCCTCGCTCTCCGGAAGAGATGGCAGCTGCTCAGGCGGTCGATTTGATAACCCTCCCTGAGGGCGTGGACGCGGCCTCTTGTATGAACTGCCAGTTCTTCCGGATGCTTGACCCGGCGTTAGGAACAGGTTTCTGCACTAACCCGAATGTCAAGCTGGACGTCACGACGAAGATGCACTGCTCGCAATGGAACGCACCGGATACCTACCGGGCGTGGGAAGCACTCGACCCCTCGGCCGTGCCGGATGCGGGCATCATGGGTGAAGCGGGTTCGCTGCAAGACGGCACGATGCCGATGGAGCCGGGCGCGGTCGGGCCAGATGGACAACCGCTGGCTCCGGAAGGTGGCGCGCCGCCGGAAGGCGAGCCGAAGCCCAAAGCCAAGCCGAAGGCTAAGCCCAAAGAGAAGTCTGAGGGCGGTGGCGGCACCAACGTGCACGTCCACGTCGGCGGCGCTGGCGAGAAGAAAGAGGAGAAGGGGTCGGAGAAGAAGGCCTACGCCTTCTGGAACGGGTTTGACACTTGAGTCCTTCCTTCTGGCAATCCTTCGAGAAGCGCGCGTCCGGATCTGGATCCGGTAATGCAGCGGGCGGAGGCTTTACCGGAACGGGTAAGGGCAACCTTGGGACTGCGGAGCGCGATCACATCAATGGTACGATGCGCAGCCCCCAAGACACCAAGGTCGACACAGCACTGCTGGATCGCGACCGCACCTGCCGAACTGAAGATCCGTTCAGCACTGGCCCTGAGTTCCAAGACGAGACCAACCCGCATATTAGGTACTAGCGTGGCACAGGAAGCGTCATCGCCGGGCAAGAAGCGCTTCCACAAGCGCGTCGACGCTGCGCTTGCCAAGGGACATTCATTACTGATCCATTACAAGAAGCTGAACGGTCGCACAGTTAAGCGTAAGATAGAGCCTCGGTCGTGGCGCGGCCACACCTTAGTCGCATACGATCACAAGAGAAAGGCCGTCCGGTCTTTTAGAATGGAAAGGGTGAAGCACATGGAGAAGGCCGCGGGTATGAATTATTACCGCCTCCCCAAGGGTCATCCCCACTACCACTTAACGACGCAGTCTGGCCCTAACGCCGGAGCAATAGCCTCCGTTCACCCCGTCAAGCAATGGGAGCAACATAAAGTGGACGAATCTTCTATGACCAGGACAGGGGGACCCTCTTTAAACAAAGAGGCGGCCGATGAACCCAAACACGACCCCGCCACCTTCAGCCATTGGGCTAGCGGACTTGGCAAGAGATTTGCCACGATAGACAATTCGCTCGAGAAGGAGCTGATTGAGAAGAAGGCGTTTTGGGTTGGGTTCTCCAAACAAGCCTCTGATAAGCACAAGACGCGCTCAAAATATATAACTGCGGGATCTGCACTAGGTGGCGCTGGCGCAGGTGCCCTAACCGGGGCCGAAGAGGGTTTTAGCCCTAAACATACGGCGTTGCTAGCCGCAGGGGGAGGGGTCCTTGGCGGCTTAGCCGGATATCTTGGTGCTAAGCGCAGCGAGAAGCACGCCTCTGCCTTCGCCCACGCCGCCGAGCTCGGCGGCCTCGGTGTCCTCGCCGCACCGGCAATCCAGCACCTCCGCGGCAAAGAAATGAGCGAAGGGGCTAAGGCCAAGACCGAAGTTGCTGGCCTCGGCATCCTAGCGGCGCCCAGTCTCCATGCCGCGGGCAAGGGCTTGCTTGCCAAGGCGATGAAGCGCTAATGCCGTCTAGCCAATACCTCGACTTTATCGGCTCAGTCTGGGAGAACCTCCCGGACGTTGATAAAGCACGTCTTGGCGAGCTCTGGTTCGGCTATGAGCGCGTGTTCGCGTCGGTCTACCAGACGTTCATGGAGGCCCGGCTCAACATCGCCCAGCAGACGATGCTGCCGTATTCGACACAGCGCTGGCTGCCATACACGTTCGACAGCGCAACCTTCGTCAGCCAGCCCGCGGTGGTCACGTCGAATCAAGACCTATCCCTAGGGATCAACCTCGCTGTGCGCTCCTCGCTCTACATCAAGCTCAATGGCGGTGCGCCCGTCCTTGTAAATATACAAGGCCTGAACCCCGGCAGCACCAAGGTCACCGAGATCATAGCCAAGATCAACGCGGCTTTTAACTTCAAGTTCGCGGCCGGCCTTTTCAGCAATTCGATCTTGCAGCTCACGTCGAACATCTCTGGACTGTCCTCAAGCATAGAGATCCTCCCGACGCCGAACCCTATGCAGGACGCGTCAGAGTTTGTGCTTGGCGTCATGAGCCCGGCGCTATACCCGAAGTTCCCCTACATCTATTCGCTGCCCTACGGCAAAGCCGCGTCCATACCCACGATTCAGGACAAGGTCCGTGATGAGTCGGTTACTGTCTTTTTGCAAGAGACAACAGACTACGAGCTCCTGGGCAATAATCTTATTGCCTTCGCAGCCGAGCCCCCGGCGGCTATGTGGGCGCGGCGCTCTCTTTTTGACCAAGAGAACCCGTGGAATAACTTTGGTTTTCTGATGGGCATTTACGAGACGAACTCGCCTCGTTATGTCGATGTTTTGCAGGGGTTGTGGTACGCATTCTGGACTGGGCCCACACCAAACAATGTGAGGAACTCCCTCTATCTGCTGTTTGGTTTACCAACCGCACAGCAGAATGGGGTTGTGAGCGGCCTTACCGCGACGACGATCACGCTGACTAACGCAGACAACACCGTGTCTACGTTCTCCATTCCGGGTAACCTCGACGCAATGGTAGTTCTAGGCCAAGAGGTGAAGAAGTTTGACCCACTTGTAACCGGCATACAGGTTTTCGATAAAGTCAATTCCCCTGGGTTCATAACGGAACAGATCGGGCGTGCCGGTATACAGCGGTTCCTCTTGCCTGAGGCGACGCGCGGGCCAGGCGATACCGACGAGACCAAGGCTATGCGGATGCTCGAGGAGCACTGCTTCCTGCCGCAGATCTCAGTTAATGCTTTTATCAATCAAGATATTAACTTAGGGAATGTGACGACGTTCCTGAACGCTATCAAGCCGCTCAGCAAAACCTATCTGTTCCAGATCGTTGTCGGGAACTTCCTCGACCCGCTGGGCCTTGACGACATGGCTGATCCTTCCGTGGACATGGACATCACAGAGAACGTAGACTCCAACGAGACAACGCTCCAGCCATCCACCGTGCTGCTGCCCTATGAGACCAACCCGAACGTCGGGCTCAATCTGGACCAGAACGGTGTATTATTGGAGGAGTCCTTGGAAATCGACGTTTACAGCTTCGGCGTTTTGGTCGACTCTTTTACCGCCTGATGTTACTCTGGAATCCTATTGGAGAAACGGATGAAACGTGCTGCCCGGGAGTTAAAGGATAAGCTTAGCCCCAAGGGCCGCGTCGAGATCTTCATCTCGAGAGGGATGCCCGCGCTTAAGCTAGGCTTCCCGGTTGGAGATCCGTGCAATAAGGTCTTCGAGTCCTGTGCGATTGACTTCTCTGGCGTGATGATGGTCCGCAGGCCGGAGATTTTAAACATCATCGTCAACCAGGGCAAGGATCAGGTCATCACCAACCTGACTCCTACCGGCGTAGTCTACCCGATCGTACGCATGTCGATCGGAGATCGCGGCACGATACCGTCTGACCAAACGGTGCCTAAGGTGCCAGTAGCCACGGCCACCACGCTATATGATGAAGTGTACCGGGATGACATCGACGCGACGGTTCTAAACGTCGGTACCCCGACAGTGCACCAAGTTCAGTTCGTCAAGGCATTTAGCTCTCTCGTCATTCCCCTCACATCCTTCTCAAACCAGGCCAATCCGATCGTTAATGAGGTGGGCCTGATCACCGCTAACCTCAACATCACCCCACTGCCGCGCGCGCCTGTTGCTGCGCCGGCAACGCCGCCATCCGACGAGAAGCTCTTTGCCACGAGAACGTTTAACTCCGTCCCATTCCTGGCTGCGAACCAGATCGCAGTGACCGTCCGTTACACCATTTTCATCGAGTGAACGAACTATGTCCTCCTCAACACCAAATTTGGGCCTTGTTCTACCCGGGAACGGTGAAGACGTCGGGGATTGGGACGAGCCACTAAATACAAACTTTGGCATCATAGACACGCAGGTTGGCGATATCATCGCGGAGATCGCCGCAGCGGCGTCTGGCGTTGGCACGCTTTCCCAGTTCCTCGCAGTAAGCCTTGATCTGACTACCGGAGCCCTGCTCCCCGTGCCGGAAGTAGCCGAGGCTGAAAATACCTTCCTCTACGGCTATCTCATAAACGGCTCTAGCACACCGAATTACAACCTTAAGCAGCAGTTGGATGCGGTGGGTACGGAGCTGTGGGGCGCGCGCGGCGGCGCGGCGTCACTCAAGGCGGCTGGAGCCTCCAGCGCTTTTGAGTTCCCTAACCAGCTGGTCTCCGGTCTATCCGGCGTGATCAGCAGCTCCCCTGTGCCTACGTTCGCCGGCTCCACCGGCCTGAACGTCCACATTGACGGCTCGACGACGCCACTCATGATGATGATCTCGGGCTATACGGCGCGCATTCGCACGCTCGCCCTTGCGACCGTCCCGTCTACGACCGGCAACGGTTATCTGGTCTGCGCGACTCAGCAGCCGAACGGCACGGTTGTGGTGGACGGCAGCGGTGGGACGAATGGCTCGACCGGCGCGGACACCCTCGGCAACATGACGTTGTTCACCGACCTCACCACAAACTTCACCACGCAGAATGTGCAGGTTGGCGACTACATCACGCTGATCAACGGCAATGATGCGGGCACCTACCTGATCCAAGCGATCGGTGGCTCGTTGCAATCCCCTGGCAGCAACATCAACCAGCTGCAGATCGTTGGCAACTTCCCCGTGGGGCTACAGTCCGCTATCAGTTACCAAATCTTTGACCCGCTTGGCGTCGTCCTTAGCGTGGTCGCCCCCGCCGGCGCGGTGCCCGGAGCAGTCCCTTCTAACTCGCTGGCGATCGCCGAAGCGGATGTTTCAGGTGGCACCATCAGCGCGGTACGTCCTAGGAACTACAAGAACGACTTCATAGGCGCTTGGCAAGCGGTGTCCGTCGCAGGCCCGGTGATAATGCCGGAAGTGATCTATACCCACTACCTCGGCACGGACAAGCTCGATATCGCTGTGCAAATCTCCCAGGCCAATGATGGCAGCGCCCCGGTGGAAGAGATCGCACTCGGCCAGGTCTCGAACAACCTGTCAGTGGCAATCACGAATGCGCTGACCCTGACGCTCGCGACTCTGGGTCAGATCAGTCCGTCTAGCGGAACCCTGACTGGCGCGCCAAGCGGCTCCTTGGCCAACGCTCTGGCTACTGGCTCTCCGCCTGCGGCTAACTTCGAAGCGCTCAGCGGCTCGATCTCCGCTGCCCTGTCTGGCACTGTAATCGAAACCCGCTCTCTAGCCTTAAAGTGGGATCGCAACAGTGTCCACGTCAAAGGCCTAGTGTCAGGCATCCTCTATACAGACTATACCGGGACTGCGCAGACCGCTGGCTACCTACGCGTGGTCGCTCGCAGAAGAGGATATTAAGTGACAGCCAACAAAATAAATGGCTACGGCGCCCCGTATCGCTCCCAGACTTTTCAGGAGCAAGCGAGCTATCAGACCAACCGCAACGGTCTGCTCGCTGTGTCCGCGCCGGTAACAAGCGGCGGCGGCACAGTTACGGTGCCAGAGTTCTCCTTTATTCAGAATGGCTTGATCGTTGATACAGAAGGCACGCGCACGTTTTCCGTGCCCAGCCTTGCGGCACCCTACTACCTCGTAGTCACCGCGCCAACCCCGTCACAGCTTGATGACCTGCTGTTCTCGTTTGCAAAGACCCCGGAGGACCTGACAACCAACGATATTATTGTCGCGGCATATGACGGCTATGAGTGGCGCTCGCCGCAGCTTTTAAGCGTCGATGGGGTTTATAAGGACATCGACCAGGCCAACATCGACTTCGGCAGAGTAGGTCCGTACTCTGGCCTTCAGACCACGCTAAGCGGGTCTAACTACCTGAATAGCCCTGGCGTCATAGTAGACCCTAATGGTCTGCGTCAGGAGCTGCTCAACCAGGCGTCGTTTCCGGTTGTGGTTACCGATCCCGACTATCCTCGGGTAGACCGCATTGTTTACCGCAAGCCCGCGGACTCGCCAAACCGCATAGGGATCCGTGAGTTTTTGCTCGGAGGCACCTATGCTGCATCCCCGCAGTCAAGCCATGGCGCAGTAGCGCTTGCCAACACCAAGGTTCACGGGCCGACCAAAGTCCTCATCGGCACAGATAACGCCGCGCACGTTCTCTGCGCGACGGGGTATGGCGGATCATTTCAGATTTTCTACACGAAGATCAGCTCCGACCGAACGACGATGCTAGTTGCACCGATGGCCTTACAGGCCACCACTGAGAGCGGCTTTGACGCGGCGATTGATGGCTCGAACAACATCCATCTGATCACCGTCAACAGCAGCCATATCTATTATGCGAAGTATGGCCCGACCGGCTCCAACTTAGTGGCTGCGACGCTGATCGATGCGCAAGTAACACCGAACACCAATCCGACAGTATCGATAGACCCCGCGAACACGAAGGTGTTCGTGGCCTATCAGAGCCTGCTCGGCGCGTCGAATAATCAGATCTTTTTCACGACGCGCGACCTGAGCGGCAACCTGATTACGGCGCCCGCGAATGTGACCGGCAACGCCTCCAATTTGCAGACCCCGTCTATCTTCGTCACTGGCGACTTGATCGTCTATATAGCCTGGTGCGATACCACACTGGCTAAGATTTACTTCCAAACGTTCACCGATATCGGCGGCGCGCTAACCTCACCGACTTACGTATCTGGGGCAGTAAACCGCATCGGCTACAGTGCACTTACCGATGGCGCACTAGCCCCCAAGGTTTGGGTCACCGACAACCAGAGCGTGTTCGTCACCTTCCTGCAGAACAAGGGCTCCTCCCTCTATGGGTTGTCCATCTGGAATGATGGCGTCTCGTTCATGCAGACGCTGCTGGCCAGCGGCGAGAACTTCACCGCTTACGCGTTGTATGTGGACTCCACGTTTAATGGTGTCGACCTAGTATTGGCGCAGGCCTCGACGACTGATTACGTCAAGCTTGCCGGTGTGAACGTTACGTTTACACTGAACCTGGCGGGAACTGCGGCTGCCAGTGTAGCGACGGTTCGCGACGCGCGCGGCTCTATGTTCCATGCATGGGCTGATCCGCTGGCGTCGGGGTTCCAGACTGCATACACGACCGCGTCCATCAAGGATATTGGCCCTGACGTTTTAAACAACACCTATACCGTGGTGCTGACCTCCAGCCAGCTCTTGATCCTCAAGTCGCTCTTCAGCGGCGAACAACCGCAGATCGGCGACCAGGTTACGGTCAGCGGCTCCGGCGCTGGCAACAACGGTGCCAAGACGATCTCTCTAGTCGAGACTGTAAGTTTCGTCACGACCAACGACTACTACCGTATCACCGTCACTGCGCCGTTCGCCTCGGTCGAGCACTTACCGCCGTCGACGCTTGGCGCCTTCGCTTCGCCAAATGGTAACGCGTTACATGTGCTAAAGAGCACGTCTGAGCTGACCACTAACGCATTCCAGCTAGTTACGATGGCCACGGATTTGCTGCTCGCCCGCATCAGCATGCCAGGCTCCCACATCGTTAACTACTTGCCGCCTGGCGTGACGGTCGCCCTCGATGCCACGCTATTCGTGCCGCACGGCAATAACGTCTCTATAGACTGGGGCGCGACGACTTTAGGGGACCTGACCATCTCCGGTGGTCTGCAGCTTCTGGACATGCTCCACGATCAGAACTACACGCTGGTTGATGGCTCCTATCCAATGGTAGATGACGACGCGCTGTATGTAGTTTGCGATGGCGTGGATTTTGCCCCCACCCCGCAAGTCACCGCAGTCAATACGCTTCCGTTCAGCACTCCGATCATCGTGCTTGGCGTCACCAGAGATGGGAAGTTCAACCCCGCGTTGCTCGCGGTGGCAGCTATCACCCAGCTAGACGTCGGCGAAGTAGACGTCGTAGGCGAAGACCTCCCCCTAAGCCAGCGCGAGCGGCTCGGTATCCTGAGCGAGACCTCATACCGACCATACAGCGTCGGCACTGAGTACGTCATCAATGAGGGCATGGACCATGCCCAAGCGATCGGCGCACTCGACACACAGATTGGCGCAATCGTAAACAACAACCCCAAAGAAGCGTACTGGATCGGCGATGGCTCGACGACGATCTTCGACATCTCCACGGCAACGCTGACCAACGGCACGTTTGCCTGGTTGAACGATGCTACGCACCCGGACATCACTTGCGACTACGACGGCCGTAAATTGCCGTTTGACCCTCTGTTCGCTAATGGCGGTTTCCGCAAAAACTCCACGACGGCCATCCAGCTAGCCGCGGCGCCTGACATAGGGACGTTGGTCACGGTTCGTCGCGAAGGCACATCGACCGGTGGCGTGCTACCGCCAGCGCCGGGCAACCTCTGGTCCGACCAGGTCGACCACGACATCGTCCCGCCAGCGGACACTTACAAGGTTGGCACGGCCTCCTCTCCGTTTGCAGAAATGCACACGGATAACGGCTTTCTTAAACAGCTATCTATTGCCACTGCGCTCGGGAACTGCACGCTGCTTCGCACCAAGACGAACGGCGCGGGCACCACAATCGCCGCGGGCTACCCCGTCTCTCTTTATTCGGATGGGCAGATCTACCCCGGCATGGCCCTCGGTGCGCCAAACGTCACCTCATATGGTATCGCGCTCCAGGCGATTGCTCCTGCCGCCCAGGGCAAGGTTCTTCTATTCGGCCTGGCAGTTCCCGGCGTCCTTACCGGCCTGGGCTTCTCGCCTGGCGATACGGTCTATATCTCCGAGACTGGCACATACACCAATGGCTCGACCGGCCTCGGGGATACCGGCGATGTCATCGCTAGGATCGGCTGGGCTGACTGCGCGGATGCAACCGTATCTGGAACTGCAGTCGACCTCGTTCTCAATTACGAGAAAATTCTCGAAGTTGAGAATCCGGCCGAAGACCGCATCCTTACAGTCTCAGGGCAGACCGACTATAACTTGCCCACGCTGGTGCTCAGCGCCGACAACTCCATTCTGGATTGCCAGCTCTGGTACGACACTGGCTACCAACGGCTTGACGGCTCTGGTAGTGAGGGGTTCAAGAAGCTTTCGACCACGTCCATCCGACTGTCATCCGCCCCAACTGACGACGGACGCGAGATGGTCTTCCGCAAGGAAGGCATCGCGATCACCACCTCGGGCGGGGGCTCGTTCGATATCGCTAACATTGTGGAATCCCCGCAACCGTCCCCGTCCTTCGCGGGCTCGCTGGACATCGGCAGCCTGACCAGGCCATGGTCTGGTATCATCGTGAAGGACGATACGACCAACCAAGTCTGGCGTTTATCCATCGATAGCGGCGTGATCCAAGCCGTACAAATAGGTACGTACCCATGACAGTTTACGCAAAAATGCGCGTCGACGGGCTTATCCTCAACCCGGTGCCTGCGTCCAGCGCGGGCGACGGGGAGATGTATAACGACCAGGACAGCACCCAGATATCCGTCAAAGGATCTGGCAGTGACACAACGCCGATTGGTCCCTCAGGAAGTAGCAGCAGCCCGCTCATCAAGGTGATGGAGAATCTCTCTGGCGGCGATATCCCTGCGGGCTCTGACGTCTGCAAGCGACCCGACGGCTCAATCGCCATGGCGAGCAGTGACACCCCGGGCTTCGAGAACGTGATCGGGATCGCGAACGTCGACATCCCAAATGCGGCCACCGGCGCGGTCGGCCTGCTCGGCCCGAATTTCCCCGCAGTGCTTACTGGCCTAGGCTTCACTCCCGGGGACATCGTTTACATGGCGGAAAGCTCTGGCCAGTACACGAATGACCTGACCACTTTTACAAACAGCGACAGAATCGTTCAGGTCGGGATCGCGGATTGTGCAGCGGGCACAGCGAGCACTACAGTAACAGATCTACTCGGCGTCCTCGTTTCGGAGGTCGTCCCTTAAGGAGAACACATGGCTAAGAAGAAAAAGAAGGCGGTCAAGGCGAGAGAGCCTAAAGAGGCAGTAGAGTTCCGTCGCAATATCATGCTGAAGCAGCGAGTTCAAGAGTTTACCGACGCGCTGCAAAAAGAGATCACCCAGTACGGCATCAAGGGGAAGGATCTAACGGTTACGGTGCATCTTCAAATTAAAACATAGGGGCCCTAAATGTCCGCAGCGAACATCCAATACTTCACATTCGTAAACGGCGTTGGTCGCGAGCTTCAAAACTCGAAGAACCAAGAGCCGATCTTCTTGACCGTCTCGGTGTCTTCTGATGGCACCGATCAAGGCACGAAGATTACGTGCGTGAGCGGGAAGTTCGACTTCAACGGCAAAGTGCTGTCGAACGCTGCTGCGGGCACTGGCACGGGCCAAGTCCTAATCTGGGACCAGATCGGCGCGAATAGCGGCGTCGCGGGCCTAGACTCGGGCGGCAAGATCCCGCTGGGTCAGCTGCCTGCTTCCTTGATGGAATACAAAGGCACGTGGAACGCCACGACTAATAGCCCCAGCCTCGCTGATGGAACTGGCGTGTCGGGCTACTTCTACCGCGTCCAGACCGCGGGCACACAAAACCTTGGCTCAGGCAGTCAGACCTTCATCGTCGGCGACTGGGTCATGTATAACGGCGCGGTCTGGCAGCTGGCGCACGCCGGCGCGGATGCGGTCGTCTCGGTCAACGGCCAATCAGGCGTCGTCAGCCTGACCACGGACAACGTTCCTGAAGGCTCGACGAACCTCTATTACACGGCGGCTAGGTTCAACACTGCCTTCAGTGGCAAGTCGACGACTGACCTAGCTGAAGGAGCGAACCTCTACTTCACCGGCGCGCGCGCTGTAACCGCGGTTGTCGTCTCGACGGTGACTAGCGGGGACACGACCCATGCGCCGTCCGGCGATGCAGTGTTCAACGCCATTGCCGCGGCAACTCCGACGCCTGCGGTCAGCTTGACTAACAACCAGGGTTCGACCGTGACTGTGCGTCAGTGCGCGTTCATGGATGCCTTCGGCTCAGCCAAGTTGCTAGGTGCAGGCGTCGCGGGCGTCACCCCGGACACCCTCTTCCTCCTGGTGAAGGACGCGAGCATCGCCAACACGGTAGCAGGTAACTATTACCTTCCTGGCCAAGTCGTTTCTGGCTTCAGCGGCGGTTCGTTCACGGTTGGTCTGCCGGTCTATGCGTCGAAAGCCACGCCCGGCAGCTTCCAGCAAGACCAGACAGGCATGGGCACTGGGGACAACGTGATCAGCCTCGGCGTCGCGACCTCCGCTACGGCCCTCTTGTTCAACCCGCAGTTCCTCTACCAGATCGGCAGCTGATGCTACTGCCGGGGCGCCTGCATATAGCAGCGCCCCGGTTTATTCTAACTGGAACACAGAATGACGGCACGCTACACACAGCTCTACGGCGCGGATGGCACCAAAAAAGGCGTACCTTATCCTGGGTTTAAGGATCAGACGTTTACTGGCGGCGGGGCAACGTTCACCCTTACGGAAACCTTCGATGCAGACAACTGGTTCGACGTGTGGGTAGACGGCATCTTTCAGGACCCGAGTGCGTGGTCAGTTACCGTTGGCGCGAATACAATAACCCTGGCAAGTTCCGTAGCATCCGGGAGAGCGGTTCGGGTTAGAATCTATCTGCACTGAGGGGCCTATGAAGAAGTTTCTACTCTTACTTTTAGCTATGCTGGTCTGCCCGCGCGCAGATGCCGGCCTTACGATGCCCTATACCGACGAGGTGCAGAACGCCGCGGCCGACGCCAACACGGGCACCACTGCGGGCGAGCTTTTGTCGAATGACTTGACGGCCATCGGCCAGCACCTCAACGTTCCCCTAAAGCTGTATTCAACCGGCACTGACTCAAAACTCCATGTCGGTGCTAGCATCGTTTCCGCTGGTGACGGCGCGGGCAAAGTCAGGCCGCCTCTTAGCGGTGCGCTGAATACTGCTTGGACTGATACCACCATCGATTTTCAATCGGGTGCGGTCAGCGGCGGTACAATACATACAAACGGCAGTACGTTCGCCTTACCCACTATTACCACTGGCCATTACATCACTATGGCTTTGGGCTGGCGCAGCGATGGTACAGTTGACACAAACTTTTCGCCGGATACGTCGACCCTCGGTGCACAGCAGGATGTCGGTCTGACGTTTCTGCCTCTCGCAGGCGAGCAGAAGCTTGGATACGTCCTGCTTCAGGCCACTGGCGCTGCGGCATACAAGACAGCTGGATCCGCCACCGCAATCATCCAGATGGCTGTAAGCGGCTCTCCTACGATTATTAGATTGCTTGACGCGGAGGCGTCGCCACTGACTACTGCGGGCGACCTCTACTACTTCTCAACTAAAGACGACCGGCTTGCGCTCGGCGCCACCGGTACCGTGCTTCACGGAGGCAGCAGCGCCCCGTCGTACAGCCAGGTCGTGAATGCCGACGTCGCTACTGGCGCGGCGCTCGCTTGGTCGAAGCTCGCCACCGGCACAGCGAATCAGTTGGCCTATACCAACGGCTCCGGTGTCCTAACGACATCGTCGAACATGGCCTATAACGGCTCTCAAGTCACACTCGACCTGACCGACAGCTATGGCGGGTTCAAGGTCAAGGGAGCGAGCGGTGGCGAAGCATCGTTCAGCTTGCAGCCGGATAACGTCAGCGACGGCGCCACCGGCCAGTGGATCTTCTACACCAACGGCTCAGGGCTCAATAGTCCCAACGACTTTGCCATGTATGACAGCCAGCTCAGTGCTCCAGCGCTGATACTGCAGTCCTCAACTGCCAACGTCGGTATCGGCACGAACAACCCGCTGTCCAAGCTCTCTGTGGGCGTGGGCAGCGTCGACGGTCTTCGGGTCACGTCCTCTGGATCGGGCTATGCCCGCATTTATGGCCCTGGCACAGGCAGCTATAGGAACTATGGCTGGGCAGCAAACTATACATCTGCCGGACTCTTTGAGCTGCAGCAGTCGACGACCGCCGCCGGTGACCCAACCCTAACCATCATGGGAACGGATGGAACGCACTTCGGCTTTGGCGGTGGTGCTAGTGGGCTTAATAGCACTCTTAACGTAGACGGCAACGTCAGCGTAGGGAACGCCTACTACGGAACTGCGGCACCGGTCCATGGGATGATTATCCAGGGATATTTGGGACTTGGTACAACAAGCCCCAATACGTCGCTCCATGTTAATGGCGGGACGACTATGCAGGGCCTTAGTTCCCCGTCGCTACCTACCGGTAGCGCGGGCAACGGCGTCCTTTACTTCGATACTGTAGCGGAGAAGTTCCTCTATTCGGAAAATAATGGAACATTCATCTACTGGGACACCCCGGCTGCCGCCTACACACTGACCAACCACACGATCAGCGGCACTGCCAATACGCTGCAGAACCTTGCGACTGAAGATGATTTTACCGGTGATGGGACGACAACCAACTTCACCCTAGCCGAGACCATGACGGCTACCCGCTTCGTCCAGGTCTTTGTCGACGGCCGAGTCCAACGCGAAGGCGGCAGCTACTCATGGACTCGCACCAATGCAACACCTGGCCATATCGTCTTTAATGTGGCCCCGGACAGCGGGTCTTGGGTCGACGTAACGATCGTGAATCAGTAAGATAGCAGCACGAGGGGAAACCGTGATGAAACCATTCTTGATAGCTCTGCTAACAGCCCTGTTCGCTTCGCAAGCGCAGGCGCAAAGCTTGCAGAAGGGCCATACTACCGAGCTCCTGCACGAAAGCGCGGAAGCCCCTATCGGCGTTATCGTCGGCACGCAGCTGAACAACGTCATCCATGACATTGGGTTGACAGTTGACCAGCCTGGGAGGCTATCTCAGACCTGGCCGACGGCCGACGCAGTGCTGCATATCCGCGCGCCGCAAACCACCGCCGGGGATACCTCGGCGCGCTCTGTCGCGGCAACTAACAACTTGGTGCCTTTGTCCACGACCGACACGACGATTAACTTCCTGACAGGCGGCACCACCGGCGCCACGGTCTATACCAACGGCGGCACGTTCACGCTGCCCACCTCGACGATTGGCAACTACGTTCGTATGGTCGCGGTGCTTCAGAAAGACGGCACGATCAATACGAACTTCTCAACGCAGCAAACCACCGTGGCCGCGCTGACCAACCCCGGCACGCTGCTCGGCTCACTATCGGGTGATCCGCTTGGCTGGCTAGATCTGCAGGCCGTGACCACGACCACCTACAAGTCCGCTGGCGCAGGAACATCGGTGATCCAGAACTCGGTCAGCGGCACGCCGACGGTCACGAGTTTCGGCTCAGGCGGCGGTGGCGGCAGCGGCGCCGGGTCAAGCTTCATCCTCTGGCACCCGGTTGACGGCAATGCTCCGATCTATGCGGAAGAGTTCAGCGAGTTCACCTATCAGTTCCCGGCGGGCGGGGGGCAGCAGCTGCGGGGAACGCTGCAGATTCCTGGTACGTACATCGCGGGGAATCCCGTAAAGCTGTACTTGTCCCAATATTCTCCTAGCGTTACAGGAACGAGCCTCCTGACGTGCACATCGTACCTCATCCAAAAGTCCGCTGCGACAGCAGTCAGCTCGACCACTAACAGCAGGACCTCGACAAACACCGCGATCAACCTCGCGACGCTGGCGGTGGCTAACGGCTACTACCAAGTTACCTGCGATGTGACGGACACAACGGGGCACATCAATTCGGTGGCAGTGAGCCCAGGAGATATCTTAGCGGTCTATGTTACTCGCGGGACGGATACAGATACCGCGGACCTACGGTTTTTGCCGTCGGCGGTTGGCATATCCCTTCAATAACGGTTAACTAGTGCAAAACATCATTTACAGCATAAAAGACGAAACGGGGCGAGTTCGCTACATTGGGCAAACATCCTTGGGGCCATCTCGTTTTAAACGCCACATCTCTGTGGCAAAAAAGGTTAGGGGCCGCGCTCCCGCAGTTATCTGGTGGATCAGAAAGCAGCTAGATCTTGGACTTTGCCCTGTCTTTAGCATACTCTACACTGTTAGTGATTCTGAGCAGCTGAATGACCTAGAGATGATTGCCATTGCTAATTATAGGGCTACAGGGACTGATCTATTAAACCACACTGACGGCGGTGGCGGAATGCGCGGCTTTCGGCTTTCTAAAGAGCACGTCGAGAAGATGGCCCAATCAAGGCGGGGTAAACCTAGTTGGGCCAAAGGTATACCAAAACCTCCAGAGGTGAGAGAGAAAATACGCAAGTCCCTATTAGGTAGGAAGATGCCGGAGGAACAACGACAAAAACTTGCCGTAGCTATGACCGGTACCTCTCGTGGTGTAGGAAGGAAGCATAGCCGGGAGCATTGCGAAAAATTAAGAAGGGCTGCTCTTGGCAAGAAACGTGGCCCAATGAGCGAGCAGGGTAGAAAAAATATAAGTGCGGCGAAAAAAGGCAAGCGCCTGGGCTACAAGCATAGCGAAGGGTCTAAGCGTAAGATGAGCGAGAGTCGGCGCGGCATACCCTGTGCCCTTCGCGGCAGAATCTTGCCCGAAGAGACCAAAAGAAAGATGAGCGAGGCTCGCTATAGATGGTGGGAGCGCGCTAGGATGTCAACGACTACTGACGAGGCAGCCAATGAATCAGCTAATTAAACTTCTCGCGTTCATTCTAGCATTCGGCAGCAACATTGCTCTTGCGCAGTTCACGCAGGTCCAACGCCAAGAGTTTGGTCCCCAAAACCTACTTGCGCCGTACAACCCAGGTTTTGAAAACGGCAAGGCTAGGTGGACGAACACCGGCGCAACATTCACGACGACCACGACGTCGTCGAATGTCGGCTTTGGCACGACCAGCGCTGTCTGGACACCGTCTTCGACAGGGCAAACGCTGGATAGTACCGCGGTGACGTTGCCTGCGGGCATGCTGGGGGCGAACTGCCTTGCCTCTCTATGGTACAAAGGCGGGGACGCCAACACGACCTTCGAGGTCTATGACGTCACCTCCAGCGGCATCGTCGCTGGCGCGTCGCAAGTCCTGGCCGCCCAGACCAACTATGCCCCCGTCCTGATCCCGTTTATCTGCCCAGGCACGCAAGATTCGATCAAGCTGCGCCTGACGTCGACCGCGAGCGGGGCTGCTGTCTATCTCGACCAAGCCTTCCTCGGCACGCCCATGGCGAACAGCGTCGTCCAGGCGAGCCCTGTGGTTTATAGCCAGGGTAAGACGGCGATCGTCGCGGTCGGTTCGACCGGCAACAACCAAGCCGGCCACATCCTGACGGCGACGGAGTGGCCGTTCACGACGGCAGGGAAACTGGCCTACTACAACTTCTCGTCATCGACGACGACCGATAACTCGGGGGCGCTGTCGTGCTCTAGCGGAACAGTGGCTTGTACGCTGACCGCGACTGGTCCGCCGACGATTGGCAGCGCCAACATTTTCAATACGGCTAGCGCAGCGCTGACGCTGAACGGGACGTCGCAGTATGTCAGCAGCTCAGATTCATTTTTCAACCCAGGTAATGGCAAATCTTTTGATGTCGGCGGTTGGTTTGCAGCTACCAACTGGTCATCTGGGGCCGCCCATTATTTGCTGTTCCAAGGGAACACTAGTGACGTCGCTTTCGGTATTTATCTAAATACAGACAATTCCATCAATTTTGCCGCCACCAATACAGCTGCTTCGTTTGATACGACCATCAGTATCGCTGCTCCTGGTTTTTCGGCTAACAGTTTTCACCACTTTGCTATGGTCTATAATTATACGACCACAACTCTTTATGCCTACATTGATGGAAAGATGGTTGGTAGCGCAATTCAAAGCAATGTGCGCGCGGCATCAAGCGCTAATTTCAAGATAGGTGCGCAAAATTCTCAGTATTATTTTGCGGGTGCTATTGAAGATGTTTTCTTCATAAATAATACCGTCATGACGTCCGACGATATCCGCAAGACGATGGCGTTGTCGATCGCCCACAACAAGAACCTCCCAGCAGCCAGCCAGCTCTGGTCCGGCAACTGGTATCGAAGTGATGCGAACATCGCTAACCAGCTCACGTCGTCTTGGATCGTGTCAAAGACGCCGAACACGCTCTATGCCGACTTCTCTGACTTCGCTGCCGGGGCCTTCGTCGACTACTCAATGCAGACCTTCGGCATGACGGCGACGACGGCGCAGTTCACGGGGTATGACTCTGGGTGGCTATCTTCGACCCCCGGTACGACGATCGCGCACGGCCTCGGCGGGGCGCCGGACACGGTGAAGGTACAATACCAGTCTGGTGCGTTGACAGCCGGTGCTTATCAAGAGTTGCCTAGTGGCTCATACTGTTCGTATGACAGTACCAACCTCTATTGCGACTGGACGGGGCTGACCGTGAGCGGCTCGGCGCAAGTTCGCATCTTGGCGTGGCGCGGAAACGCCAATACTGTAGTGCCCGCCGCTAACGCGAGCACGAACGGGCTTGTCAACACGAGCGCGCAGACGTTTGGCGGGACGAAGACTCTAAGCGGAGGCGTATTACTCCCCATAGACACGGTGTCATCCGCAAACTATGCCATGACAAACTCTGACGGATACGCTGAGGTTGATGTCAGCACTGGATCGTCGCAGCGCACCATTACATTGCCGAATCCGTCTCAGAACGTCGGCCGAAAGATCACGATCAAAAAGACTGACAGCGGCGCTGGCACGGTGCTGATTAATCCATACGCTTCGGAGACGATCGAGGGGGCGTCGAGCAACACGCTTAACGCGCAGAATAGCTTCGTGCGGCTCTACACCGATGGTACCAACTGGTTTAGTGAGGGATCTTGGGACTTGCTATCTGCCACAGGAGCTGGATCACCATCTAATGGCAATTACGTCAATAGTGCTAGCCTGTCTTTGCCTCCCGGTGTCTGGTCAGTATCTGGCATGGGTGAGTTCAATCAGGGTGGCACACAGCTCGGCACTCCGGGCATTCTAGCGGTCGGTATTTCTACATCATCGTCATTGCTAGATTCGACCAGTAGTGGTGGTTTCTTTGCGACATTTGGTGTCAATACCATCATTACTGCATCAAACACCGGACGCTTCCCGGTTAACCCGCGCATCTTTAGTTTCACGTCGGCAACGACGGTCTATCTTGTTCAGCGTATCGACTACGGTACTTTAAACGGTTTCGCTTTTGGCGCTGCTACCAATATGGCAGCTATTCGGTCGAAATAAGGGAGACACCATGATCCGCATCCTTCTCTCCATCCTCCTCCTGCTCTCCACGACGGCCCGCGCCGACGACGTGCAGGGGATTTTCTACAACGCCGTGACTGGACAGGTTTCGGCTAAGACACGAGCAAACGGAGATAAACTTTTAGACCAGACGGCGTTGGCAGCCGACGCGATTTATACGTGCGACATCCTCTCGAATTTTGCATCTGGATGGAGCAGCAGCTCGAATACCTACAACACCAACTCTTCAACAAACAAGTACATAGACACGCTTAGTAGTTATAGTGGCACTACGTGGACTGCCAAAGTTGCTGGCACCTATCGCGTAACAGCAACCGGATACATCACCAAGACCTCGGGGACGTTCACCACAGGCGATGCTATCGCTGCCGCCTTTATTAAAAATGGCTCGATTTATGGAACTGGGCAGAATGTCGATGGCTCTGGCGCCGTAGCTACCAACCCGTACACGCTGACAGGATTTATTCCCATGGCTGTCGGTGACACGTTGATTGTCAGATTGGGCTGGAACGGCACTGGCGGACATACGTTCACTGGCACGGTAACCTATGCCTGCCTCACTGTTTCACGTCTTTAATTGAGGTGACTATGAACCGCATCCTAATCCTATGCCTGCCTCACTGTTTCACGTCTTTAATTAAGGAGCACCCATGAACCGCATCCTAATCCTATTCCTCGCCATCCTCTCCACGTCGGCGCAGGCGACTGGTGTAGATATCCCTGCGGCAAAAAACCTCACGGGGGGAAAGAGCTGCCTCTATAGCGGATCAAGCGCCGAGGTCTGTGCCGCAACGGCCGGTACAGCGCCGAGTGGCAACGTCGTCGGGACGTCGGTGACGATTAAAACGTCAAGCGGCGTGAACGTCACGTCCGGGACGCAGGCTTATCCGATCTTCGGATCGGCGTCGGTCCCAGCTGGTGTCTGGTTGCCTTGTGTAAATATACAGATTGTCGATACAGGCACCGCCACGGTCAACGAGTCAGATGCCATTGGGTTCACTACGGATAGCAGCGCGACGACATGGAGTGACCTAGATCTTACGGGCATCACGAATTCGGTTACGCCAAGCGTCATATTGGGGGGTGCAACGCTGACAGCCACGCAGATTCGGTGGGGCGCCGGTTCGTGTTTTCCACCGATTACAGTAGCGTCGCCGACTACTTATTATTTCAAGTCGATCAATCGTGTGACCTCTGGGACGCTGACATATAACGGATTTTTGACATTCACCCGCGTCTACTGATGCGCTCTCTAGTCTTCTCCGGCGAAGGCGCCAAGGGCGGCTTCCAGGCCGCCATTGCTTTACAGCGTGCGCAGCAGCCTGATCTAGTAATCGGCACCAGCTCGGGCGCGGTTAATGCTGTCGGCTATGCTTACCTAGGCCCGCAGGGCCTGGTAAATCTATGGAAGACGATCAATAGCACCAGCCAAGTCTTCCGGCTGAGCGTGCTGGACGCGCTGGTAGGCAATGGCCTCTACTCGTCAGCGCCGATCAACAAGATCCTTCAGGATGTGATCTACGATAACAAGCCGTCCTGCGAGGTGATCGTAACGCGCGCCAGTGACGAGACCGGCGCACTCGAATACGTCTCTAATCGTGCCGTAGGCACAGATGAATTCTATGAGGCAGTCTGCGACGCCATCGCCATCCCCGCAGTGGTCGACCATCCCGATGGATTTGTTGACGGCGTTGTCGGCACGGACTTGCCGCTCAGCTATGCAATCCAATGCGGCGCTACCGATCTGACCGCGATCATAGGTACACCGCCTATTCCGTATGCCGTTACCTCCAAGGCATGGCCGGTGTTCGACTTCATCAGCCGCGGCTACCGGTTTGTCGACCTCCTCCTAAACCAAGTCATGTTTGGGGATCTTGCAGTTTGCACTCTGCGCCAACAGATCAACCCATCGATTACCCTACGGGTATACGGGCCGAGGGGGTATCTCTTCGAGCCACTTGACTTCGCGAGTACAGTTCATGGCGTGGAAATGGCTATGTCTGGCCAGTACGGAGAGTGGATTTACTCATCTAAAGGCTGGCAGTTCTCTGGTACACTTGGGGGGTATCCCTTCTAGGAGGCCCCCGTGCAAGACACTACCGCCTTGTCCAACGAGGCGCTTCTCGCCATTTTCGCGGCAATCCAGGTGTTGTCCGTCGCCTTGTCAAAGGTAATCGACTATTTCGTTGACAAGAGCAGACAAGACCCTGTCGAGGCGAAGATCGATAAGCTTCTTGAAAATGATGATGAGCGCCAGGAACATATCAAGTCCAACTACGATATGTACCGCATGATTGCCGACATGTACGCGATGCATAAAGTGATTGACGACGAAGGCCGTCCGGTATGGTACTTCCCTAAGAAAATGCTGGATATGGCGGATAAGCATCTTGAGCTGCTGCGCGACATTTCCAATGCGCAGAAGGAAACAGCCTCAAAGATGGAATCGATTGTTAGTCAACTTATGTGCATAAAGGCGAAGCATGACTAGGTTATTTTTAATTTCATTAATAATCGCCTTGGCAGGCTGCCATAAAGCACCGTCAGCTGTGGACAGCAACGGGCTACCAGCCCCGGAAGACGTCTCCCACTTCGACAGCCAGTTTGCCACCATCGCCGGCCTAGCCATGCTCCACAACATCGACCCTAACGGGCAGATTGCTTTAAGCACGCCGGAGGGCGGATGGGCGGACCAGGGCGATAGCTTCTTCTTTACCGGGCTGACGCTGGCCGCGTTTGACTGCGCCCCCGGCACGCCGCTACTCGCGGTGATCCTGAAAGGCATTTACGACAACGGCGGCATGATCCCGAGCCACAACCCGCTGCTACCCAACTTCACAGTCACGTCGCGCGACCAAGTCACCGGGGTCATGCTTGGCCTTGTAGAGCGTTGGCGCCGCTGCCCTGCCGATAGGCCTGCAATCGCGGACGCTTGGCGCGCGCACATCGCGTATGTCGCCGCCAACGGCGGCAACCTCGGCCCCACCGCGGACGCGGACATGCTCAGTTTGCGCTGGCTGTGGGGCCAAGTCGGTCAATACTTCGGCGTTGGCGGCGCCGGTGGTTCAGAGGATTCCTTTGAGGTGAGCCTCGTAGCCACGGCTGCGAGTATCAACGCAGCGCACAGTGCTTGCTACCCCGTTCATACTGGCACACTGCAGGCGATCATCGCGGCCAAGATCCATCAGCCGATCGCGGGTAAGGGTGCGTTTTGCGACGCAACCCGCGGACTTGGTTTACCACTCACTGAGTGGATGTGCGGCCGCGCAACCGGCCAATCCTGGCTTAAGCAGTTCGAGCCGGATGTGTGGATAGACCAAAATCAGCGCTGCCCCAACTGGGAAGGCAAGCCGGATGCCGGCGGCAATATGACGCCGGGTGTTGACTTCTTCGAGGTTTACCGATTAGCCGCAGAAGGCAATAGCTGACAAGCCTTTCCAGGGAGTGTACAATCAGGCTCTCTGTGCCCACTTTTTACCCACTTGGGGAGGATTATCCAATGGTGACGGACGTAAATAACGTGCTTATCGGCTTGAACGAAGTCGCTCTTCAACTCGTCAAAGGCATGAAAGACGGCGTGCTTGGCGATTTCGAAGCGTTCTGGTCTGCATACCAAAGCAACCCGGACTTCCAAGCGCGGCTGCAAACCGCCTATCAAAGCCTGGCCGCCTGCCCGGCCGAACTCTCCGGCCTTGGCGTCGGCGACTTCGTCACCCTCGCCGCGACGGAAGTCGGCTACATCCCGCAGTTCATTGCCGCGCTGGCTCAGCCCGCTCCGGCCGCCGCGCCGACGCCGGCCGCTGATCCCGCTCCCGCAGCTTGATCGCCTAGCCTGCTTAGGGGTACCCTAGCCTAAGCAGGCCATTGTTTCCTTTCAGGAGAAACGCCAGTGGTTCTTTCTCTCGATCAAGTGAACGCCGGCGTCCCCTTCCTCCCGGGGCGCGCTCGCTACAATATCGTGACGGATCGCAGCTCTACCTGGGTATCGCATACGATGGCCACGGGCGCTGCGCTTGACGGCACGTACACCCAGACTGCAACTCAGTCTGACCCGACGCAGATCGACCCCGTCGTCACCGGCGGCGCCGCAGGATGGACGAACCTGACCCATGGCGGTCTCTTCACCATGCTCGCGGATACTGGCCGGGAGATCTTGATTGAGGGCTTTACTAACCAAGCAGGGGCTACATTCAGCACGGTTGACCAAAGCGGCAATGTGCTGCGGTCTACGCTAGACCTCTCGGTCTTGCCGGTTAAGCTTGCCCCCTACGAAACCATCAAAGCGACGGGCGGCGCCACCGGCGGTAAGGTCGCGTTCCTGGTCCGTTACGACTGGGCGACGATCCTGTGAAATACCAAGGACAGCTAGCCCAAGTAGCGATCCGCCTCTTCGACACACTGGGCGTCCCCGTAACTGGGGTGCTTTACAGCGCGGTCACCGCGAAGATCTGGAAAGCCGGAACCTTGGGGTTTGTGCCCAAAACCCTAGCGTCCGCGGATTGGCTAGAACTCGGCTACGGCATCTACATCATCAACTTCTCCCCAACAGACATGAACACCCTGAGCACGTTTGCCTACTACCTGACTGGCGCGGGCTTTGTGCCATACTGGAACACCTTTGATGTTACACCGGCGCCGCTAAGCTTGCTGGCGAACACCCCCCTGTGTGTCGTCACCGGCAACGTCGTCGACCTAGGAGGCCAGTCCTTCTCGGATCAGAACCAGAACCTCGTGATCTCGTTCCGCATCGCGAACGTGCCGCAGTCGGTCGGTGGAACCAGCATCGTCTCTTCGAAGTTGCTGACGACGACTACCGACGCCTTTGGCAACTTCTCTGTCGCCATCTTGCAGGGCGCCGTGGTTATCGTGGAGATCGCCCCACTCGGTCTACGGCAGAAGATCACGATACCCGCGACGACAAGCGCAACTCTTCTTAGCCTTCTTCCCCCGTTTTGATAGCATGGGTACCAACCATAGCTAAAGAAAAACCGGGGGCCTATGCCGGTTGTAAGGGTTATCGTGTGGACAGGATTAGGTTGTTTGAGCAAATGTGCGGTTGACGAACAGAACGGCGAGAGCGCAAAGGCCTGCTCGCACGACATCCTTAGCAATAGCCTTAGCTGAAGGTTTGCAGGCTGAGAGCAGCGACAGGAACCAGGACCAGACCTTCTTCATGACATGCCCTTAATTTATATGATATTCTTTCCAAGTTACTTATACCCATAAAGGGACGGAAAATGTTGAAGTTAGCTAATCAAGTCATCGACGCCTACGACGACGTCGAGCGCGAAGGCCTGAAGAAGCTGGCGGCGCTCGGACCGTCCATCCACTACATGACACCGGAAGAGCGCGGCGCGCTGCGCGACGGTGACTTTGCGTTATCTCTGATAACCAAGAAGGCATCGAAGCTCAACAAGTTCGCCATCGACTCCCACGACAACACCTGGCTGTCCAACCACTACTTCGACATGAACTGCCACAAGCTCCCCGAGACTGCCGCGAAGCTCGCGGCGGCCAACATCAAGACGGCGTGCGCGCGTCATGGCATCGCTCCCATGCCGGCGGTTGTGATCTTTGCCGGAATGCACAAAGAGGCTGGCGCCGGCAATACCTTCTGCGAAGGCGCAGATACCAAGCTGGCCAAAGCCAACATCGTGCAAGTCGACTTGACCAAGCTCGCCAATGTCCACCAGATGGGCGAAAACTATACACACGCGCAGTACGCTATGCGCACTCCTGCTGCCGTGAAGATTGCCTCGAAGTACTTCGACGACAACCACAAGGAGATGCAAGTTGAGGCGCGCCACAAGTACGCCGCGGCCATCCAGCGAAGAGCACATGAGCTTGGGATGCCGGCTGAAAAGAGCATGGTCGGCAAATATGCCTCGGATCATTATAGTGGTCTTGTTGATGCTCATGTTCGCGCTCGGCTTTCCCTTCTTGATGAAAGCACAAATAAAGAGATTCTTTCGAAGATCGCGTCGATGCGCAGCGAGCTCAGCCCCACCGACTTCGCCCGCGCGCTCTACGGCTTCGACAAGAAGGCGGGATTGTCCCGTTATTACGGGTCGCATCTGACCGATCCGTTTCAAGCAACGTTCGCTGCCGAGCCGGACCAAAAGCCCTGGCGCGTCAAGGTCGGCTCCGCCTCGATGGGCCGGGACGACCTGAAGATGCTGGCTAACGAGAAGTACGCCAAGATCAAGGATTACTTCGGCTCAAGCGTTGCTGACGAGTTCCGCAAAGACCCTCAAAGCATCTTCGAATCTTTGCCGATGGACAGCAAAGAAGTCCTGGCGGGCATTTTCAATGGCACAGCCTGAGGTCAACGACCCCAAAGGGCTGGACGCCCTGCGCACAGCCAAGGCCGCGGTCAAGTTCGCAGAGAACCCGCAGAAGGCAGTCGTGCGCGCCATCGTCCGCTCTGCTCTTGAAAAGAACGGTGGGCTTTCCCCGTTGAAGATATTTTCAATGTTGAACGACCACTACGGCCACGAGTGGTGGGACTGGGAGCCCGAGACCATCTGGTCAACACTCGCCGCACAGCACGGCCTGGCAATTACGCCAGAGCTGCGTAACATCGTCGGCGCCCTTCAAACTACGCTGAACACCAACTTCGCGTTCGAGCTCTGGCACGTCTTTGAAAAGACCGGGCTGGCCTTCAATCTGCATCACGTCGACCCTGACGTGGTGCAGCCGCTCGAGCCGAATGAAGCCTCGCTCACAATTTTCATCCTAAAAATGCTGAGGCCGAAGCTTGACTTCGAGCCCGATGTGCTTGGCTATGTTGCCGCGCTGTGCCACGAGGCCGGCCTGGTCTATGCTCCGCCTGAGCTCTTCGGCCCCGTTGGCGCGCAAGGCTGGCTGGAGAAGATTGCCCCCGACCATAGCGGAGTTGGACACCAAACCGCGATGGCCTGGCCGCGCAAGCCTAGCGAAAGCGACCCGCCTGCGCTTAGAATACAGCTGGCCCGGCTCCATGAGATTAAAGACTATGTAAAAGCGAGGTTATAATGCGCAAGCTCTTACTGGCCCTGGCCATCCTTGGCTTCGCTCCTACCGCGATGGCGGACACACCACCAGCACGAGTTATCAATGCTGAAGCATACGATGCTGCGGGTAACCCTATCGGCAGCACCAGCGGCAGCCTCAACGTCAACGTGACGAATCCGACTGGTCTGCCTGCGGGGGCGTCGACCGCCACGCTTCAGACCGCGGGGAACACCACGCTATCCTCGATTGACACCGCGCTCAGCTCGGTTTCGACCGCGGCCAATCAGGCGTCTGAAATAACCTACCTCAACGACATCAACGGTAAGATCTCGGCCTTCAACTTGAACACGAGCGGCGCCGAATACGACCAGGGCGTGTCGCTGCGCTTCGCCTCCCCTGGTGGCTCAATCCCGGCCGGTGTCGATGCAAACCCCCTGCGCGTAGACCCCACTGGAACGACGACTCAGCCCGTAAGTGCCGATTCGCTTCCGCTGCCTACTGGAGCGGCAACGGAGTCGACGCTCTCCACCCTCAATGGGAAGCTGACGACAACGTCGAATGGGATCAAGGTGGACGGCTCAGCGACAACCCAACCAATCTCGGCCTCCGCGCTACCTTTACCGACGGGTGCCTCAACTGATGCCACGCTCAGCGCCCTCAGCGCCAAGCTAGGCACGCTCGGGCAGAAGGCCATGGCGGGCTCGGCCCCGGTCGTGATCGCCTCTGACCAGGCACCCATCCCGGTGTCCGGTACGTTCAGTGCCACGAACCCGTCCATTGCCACGAACGGCTCGGCCATCCCGGCGAGCTCTACCCAGGTGGGCGGCAAAGACAACTCAGGCAACCTCCAGCCACTTCAGCTGACGTCCACCAAAGCCCTGATCGTGGACGCCTCGGCCACCACGCAGCCCGTCAGCGGGACGTTCTGGCAGGCCACGCAGCCTGTCTCAGGAACGATCGCCGTCTCGAACCTCCCCGTCACTCAGCCGGTGAGTGTAGCAAGTCTGCCTCTGCCAGCGGGTGCGGCAACGTCCGCCCTACAAAGCACGGGGAACACCTCGCTCTCCGACATCGACACCAAGCTCCCTGCGCTTGTCAGCAGCCGTGTCCCCGTGGACGGATCTGGCGTAACTCAGCCAGTTAGTGGCACGTTTTGGCAGACGACACAGCCCGTAAGTGGCACGGTCACGGTCAACCAGGGAACGGCTGGCGCCTCGGCTTGGAAGGTAGACGGGTCCGCAGTGACGCAGCCTGTCTCCGGCACCTTCTGGCAGGCCACGCAGCCCGTCAGTGGCACCGTGACGGCCAACGCCGGCACAGGGACGTTCGCGGTCAGCGCCGCGAGCCTCCCGCTTCCGACCGGTGCCTCGACGGCGGCTAAGCAGCCAGCGCTCGGCACGGCGGGTACGGCCTCCACAGATGTCATCACGGTGCAGGGCATCGCGTCCATGACCGCTCTGAAGGTGGATGGCTCAGCTGTTACCCAGCCCGTCTCCGGTACCTTCTGGCAGTCGACCCAGCCGGTGAGCGCGGCGAGCTTGCCTCTGCCAGCCGGTGCGGCCACCAGTGCGCTGCAAACGACCGGCAATACGTCCCTCTCCGACATCGACACGAAGACGGCAACGCTCGTCAGTGGTCGCGTGCCAGTTGACGGGTCCGGTGTGACCCAGCCCGTGAGCGGGACGTTTTGGCAGGCCACCCAGCCCGTCAGCGGCTCAGTCAGCGTGTCCAATTTCCCTGGCTCGCAGGCGGTCACTGGGACCTTCTGGCAGTCCACGCAGCCGGTGAGCCTGGCAACCGTCCCACTGCCCTCGGGAGCGGCCACGTCCGCCAATCAGGCGACGGAAATCTCGTCGCTGTCGTCGATCGCGGCCTCGGTGGCGGCGCCCCAGGCAAGTCCGGTGGGCCGGAGCTATGCCGACAGCATTAGGAACGTCTACAGTTCGACGACGGTCGGGACGGTCAGTTGGGTGCAGGTGAGTGCCTCCACGGCCGCCACCATGAATGTCGTGTCGATCTTCGACAGCTGCGGGCAGGTCCTGGAGCTTGGTGTTGGTGCCCTGGGCAGCGAGGTGCGGAAGACGCTCATCCCGCCCGGCGGCCTCTACAACTGGCCCCTTCTGATCCCAGGAGGCTCGCGCATATCGCTGCGGGCGGTAAGCGCGACGTGCTCCAAAGGAGAATTTGACATGACGGGTCTCAATTGAAGAAAAATCTGCTGCTTGGCCTGATGGCGTTCTTCAGCGCGACTGTTGCCTTGGGACAGGGCAACCCGGCCTATTACGCCGGCTCGCTCATGCAGATCTATCCGACGACAGGCATTTACCTGGACACGAGCCGCACCCTGCGGTTGGGGTCCGACAACGGCACGAACTATGTCGAGCTTGGCGCTCCGACGGGCATGTCAAGCAATTGGAGCTTAACGATGCCATCGACAGCCGGAAGCTCCGGGCTCCCATTGGTCACCGATGGTTCAGGCAATGCGTCTTGGAGCCTGGGAAATCAATCGTCGGCGTTAACAAGCGGGTACCTGTCTTCTACCGACTGGAACACGTTCAACAATAAGCAAAGCTCTCTGACTTTTGGGTCAATCAGTACGACCACAACAGGCGTGACGATCGGCAGCGGAAACAACTCTACGGTCGGGCCTAATGTCACAGTGAACATTCAAACGGCGAGCACGTCTCAGCCAGGCATTTTGGCTGCGGCAGATTGGAATACGTTTAATAATAAACAGCCATCCGGGAACTATATCACTGCGCTGACAGGCAACGTGGTGGCGAATGGACCGGGTAGCGTGAGCGCTACCATTCAGGCCAACGTAGTTTCAAACTCGATGTTGTCGCAAATGGCGACCAACACCATCAAGGGTAACAACACCGGATCGACCGCCAACGCTGCTGACCTGACCACGGCGCAAGTCGCGGCCATCTTACCAGCGTTTATTGGTGATAGCGGCGCCGGCGGAACACAAGGCCTTGTTCCTGCTCCTCCGACTGCCTCGCGGCAATATGCCGACTACCTATCGGCCAGCGGAAGCTGGGCATATGTCGATCAAGCTCAGCCGATATACCCGGCGTTCAGCTTTGTAAATCAGACAGCGTCACCGCTGACAGCCACAAAATATGAAAACGTCGCTGTCTATACTGGCATTGATGGGTACAAGCAATACGCTGCGATTGTCGCTGGCGGCGGTACTGGTACTCTTTTTATCTACGACGTGACCGATCCAAATATCCCTGTGTACATCAACAAAATTGTATTGTCGGGGGCATACAATTTATCCATTGCCACAATATCTGGATCGGTTTACGCGTTCATTCCTTCTAGTGGTGGATCGACTCTTTACATTGAAAACATCACAAACCCATATTCGATCAGCACCTATTCGAGCCTTGCCTTAAGTGGTAGCCCAGGTGCTCTATACTCTTGCCAATACGCCAACGGGTATGTCTATGTCGCAACACAAAACAAGGGATTGACGGTCGTAGACGTTGGCGGTGGACTGGCTGGCGGCACACTTGCCGTGCCAATCCAAAGCTTCCAAGAGGGTGGCACAACCAACAAAACAGCGGGCGTCGCCGTCAGCGGAAACTACGTTTACACAACCAACTATCAAACGAGCTTTCCTGCCACCGTTCGATATTTTAAAACCTGGGAACTAGCGGCAGGCGGCGGCACTCTTGCCGTACCGTTTCTTGCCAATACGTTCACCGTCGCTGGTGGTCCGACAGGAACTTCAAGTAAGCCTCAGGGAGTTTCGATCAGTTCGAGCGGCACGACGGCCTTTGTCACCGACGGAAATCAGTCAGTTTACGATATTATTGATATCACCACGCCGACCAGCCCAGTCTATTTGACGTATGTGACACCCACTTTTCCAACGGTCCCCAACAACACGCTCGGCGTGGCCATTCAGAGCGGAAACTACCTTTATATTTCAAGTGGAGCCAATGCCACATACGGCGGCGCCATAGACTTCTTTGACATCACGAATAGATCTAGTCCGGTAAAAATCAGTACGGTTTACAACAACGACCCTTCGTCGCCATTTGGCGGCATCGCACTGGCCAATGGGTACATTTACGTTGCCGACTACGGTTCTGCAGCTGGTTTAAGTTATCTCGATATCTTCACTCAGCCTCAGATGAGCGTTCCATTTGGCAATCAAGTCGGTTCAACACTTTCTGTAAAAGGACTCACTGAGGGAATAACTCCAGTGACGGCCTCCTATACAGCGCTTACCACCGACACCACGATCATGGCCAACGCATCGGCGGCCGCCTACACGGTCACGCTTCCAACTGCGGTAGGAATAGCTGGTAAGATCTACAACATAAAGAAAACCGACAGCAGTGCCAACGCCGTGACTGTTGGAACGACTTCGTCTCAAAACATCGAAGGCAGCACGACATATTCATTATCTGTGCAGTATAAATATGTTGACGTGATAAGCGACGGAACGCAGTGGTGGGTGATTGGAAACAATTAAATACCTTAGCAAGGGGCTAAAGTGCAAGTCGTACCCGCTGGAGTGCTCTTACCCTTTGAGGTGTCGTCTTATGATGACCAGGGCGATCTCTTCCCCCTGCTCATCATCTATGACACCTCAACGGGTACGCCTGTTTTCCTTGAGACGATCGCGATGACCGCGGTGCTGGGGGGCACCTACGTCGCGTTCTTCAGCCCCGTGGGCGGCAAGAGCTACCTGCTGAGAAAGGCGTTCTACACCGACGACACCTATGCCACCCTGGACCCGCTCCGCTCCCCCGCGAGTGAGACCATCTACGCAGAGGCGGGATCCGGCGAATCCTCCACCTACACCAACGAGATGTCAACCGCCTACAACAACCTCACGCTCACCCAAGAGGTGATAGCTTGGGCGACTCAGGACGGGCAGAGCGTCAGCGGAACGGACTGCACAGTCACCATCAAAGACTCGGCGGGCACAACGGTCTGGACGGCCACGTTGGCTGACCCCAATGGTGACGGGGTGTTCCTCTTCAGCAAAGTCATCGCGTTAACCGCGAACGAAGACTACTATGTCGTGGTGTCGATCACCGTTGACGGCGCGGTACGGACGAATATCAGACCCTTCATGACGGTTGGTTAATGAGCAACAACCTCACCCTTACGGGCGTGTCGACTTTAAAGACCACCTACGACTTCACGAGCGTACCTGGTCAGCTTACGATCACGCTTACTGATATGGCCGGCCCTACGGTCGTCGGCACAATCGTTCTAGAAACCGAGAAGCACCGCGCGCTCATGGAGGCCCTGAGCGGCAACGCTGAATCCTTCGACGCACCCAACGACCCCATTCTGTTGAAGCGCAGGACGCTCCTCGACCTCAACCAAGCCACGGCGACGACGGTGTTTTCATGAAGATTATCACACCGTGCGTTCCGCTCGTTTTTCTTGGCAATGCCAGCATTGGTAATAACCTCGGTGCACCTGGCCCGCAGCTCCAAACGTTCGACGCTTATTACTCCGATCCTCCGACGGTCGGCCTTGAGACGGTTGCCGCAACGGTCAACCTTGTCTTTGCGCCGCTGCCGCAGTACGTGGTGTCCGGTTATCGCGTGTACCGTAGCATCCTCGGCTTTGTTGCGCCGATCCCGCTGCCGTCTGCGCTGGCCGGCCTGACACTGATGTTATCCATATCGGGCGGCCCCACCCAGACCGTGACCTTCAACGGAGTAGACGATGTCATCACCGCAATCAATCTCGCTGTCGCCGGCGGGCGCGCCATCGCCAGTGTGGCTACCCCTACAAATTTCATCTTCAGAGTTGGAGTTTCTACAGTTCCTGGATCACTGCAAATTGTCGGTGGAACAGCGCTGTCACTCCTTGGGCTTACCGCAAGAACTATTACAACACAGTCCGAGTTCGGGCTGCTCGCTGCAGTACCTGCGCCGGTAGACCCGACGGTTCTCGTTGAGTTCGATGACCTTGATGGTATGCTGCAAGACTACTACGCGATCTCGACACTAGACTCCTCTGGCAACGAGAGCCTGAAGACCGCCTTCATCCAACCGACGACAGCGACCGGGCCCGTCTGCGTGGTTCAGGGCATCGTCACCGACCTCCAAGGCGCGCGCCTGGTCGACGCCGAGGTGCGGTCAATCTTGAAGGTTGCGCCGACCAGCCTAGTCGACGGCTCCTTGGTTTCGTTGAGACATCACACCACGGTGCTCACCGGACCAGACGGCCGGTTTAACTTACCATTACTGCAAGGCGCGCTCGTTCAAATAGAGATCCGCGCGACGGGCTTCAGCCGCTACGTTACGATACCAGCACAGGCATTTGTTAACCTGACGGATCTTGAGGTAGATCTCCACTATCAGTTCTTACCAGATCCATTGCTCGGGGAGATCTAAGTGGCCGATAGCCCCTCACAAGTTCAAAACCTGGACCCGAACCTAGAGTTGGGGTCTGGTAGTAATTCTGCGTCGCGCTACCCCAACCCGTTCTTCGATCTCGCTCAACAGTACATGCCTCCGACGATCAAGGAGCTGTTCCGTTGGTGCACGTTCTATTACTACAACTCGCCGATCATTGGCGCGGCGATCCGCAAGGTCAGCCGCTACCCGATTACCGACCTGATCCTAGACGACGAACTCGAGTCGGTGCGCACGCTGTGGTCGACGATCTTCAACGACTACTTGAAGATCAAGTCCAGGCTGATGGAGATCAACCTCGACTACTACGCTTACGGCAACTCGTTCGTCTCGATGCACTTGCCGTTCACGCGGTTCTTGATCTGCCGCGGCTGCAAGAAGAGCATGCCCATCCGTCAGTGGGAGTGGAGCTTCCGCTCAGCTGTGTTCGGCTTCCAAGGTGCATGCCCCGGCTGCGGCAAGACGTGCGACCTCGACGTTAAAGACGTGCCCTACAAGGATCTCCGAGGCATCCGCCTAATCAGGTGGAACCCGGAGAACATGCAGCTCAAGTTCAACGAATACACGGGCCGCTACATTTACATGTACATGGTCCCGTCGAAGCTTAAGAACGCGATCATGCGCGGGGACAAGGACATCCTTGAGGACATCCCGCTTGTCGTGCTCGAGGCGGTGAAGAAGCGCCGCATGATCCGCTTCAATCAGGACAACCTCTTCCATCTGAAGGCGCCGACACTTGCCGAGCAGGATCAGGGCTGGGGCAAGCCACTCATCCTGAACGTCCTGAAGGACATGTACTATTTCTACACCTTGCGCCGCGCGCAGGAAGCAATCGCCAACGAGCACATTGTGCCGTTCGACGTCATCCACCCGTTGCCAAACGGCCAGCAGGATCCGTACGTCCACACGGACCTCGGCAACTGGAAGATGAAGATCGAGGGCTTGATCAAACGCCACCGGCGCGACCCGAACTTCAAGGCTGTCATCCCAATCCCTGTCGGGTTTGGCCGCTTAGGCGGGGATGGCAAAGCTTTGCTACTCAGCCCTGAGATGAACTTCATCACCCAGACCGTCGTTGGCGGGATGGGGCTGCCGCAGGAGTTCCTCTTCGGGGGCCTGAACTACACGGGCTCGTCAATCTCGCTTCGCACGCTTGAAAACGACTTCATTCAGAACCGCGCGCAGATGCTGGACCTCTGCATTTGGATAAAGGCCAAGATCCGCAACTGGATGGCGCTTCCCAACGTCAAGTCGATTCGGTTCGCGGACTTCCGCATGGCGGACGACGTTCAACGCAACCAGCAGCTAATTGGCCTCAACGCCCAGGGCAAGGTCTCTGACCAGACCATGCTGACTGAACTCGGTTATGACTACGACCAAGAAGTCAAGAAGAGAATTGAGGAAATCTTCGTTGCCAACTACCTGAACGACCTGGTCGCGAAGGGTGGCGCGAAGAGCCAAGGTGAGGCGTCGCTCATCGCCTACAACTACCAGTCCAAAGTGCAAGAGCTCGCGGCGCGCGGCGCGGCCGCGGCGGATGCGCGGCTTGGCTTGCCGCCGGGGACGACCGAAGCTACCCAATCCGGCACGCCAGTTCCTGGCCAGGGAGACCCCGCACTAGAACAGGGCGCAGCTCCGTCTGGCGGGGCCGCTGGCGCATCGGAACACCCGACTGGTGGCCAGGCTGACCAAGCGACCCAGCAAGCGTCCATGGACCAGCAGATCCAATCCAAGGTCCAGGGCTGGGCAACCAAGCTCACCCAGATGCAGCCGGCGCAGGCTCAACTTACCATATCCCAGCTTAAGTCCAAGATGCCTGAGATCGGCCTGCAGGTTGAGAAGGCCTATCGGATGCTCCTCGCGGGCGCGCAGCCTGGGGCTGGCGCTAAGGGGCCTGCGGCTGGTATGGAAGTCAACATGGATCCGATGCCTACCCAAGGCGCTCCTAGGCGTGCTGGGACGGTCTGATGAATCACAAGACCAGGAAGACCGTAAAGATAGACACTGACGACGCCGAGGACCGCGACGCGTACGACGCGATTCTTAACGACCCCATGTGCACCATCGTTAAAGAGATCCAAGAAAAACTGACCACGATGGAATACAACGAGGATGGAAAACCATCCCACAAATCCGATAGAATAGTGCTTATCGTCACCTACGAGAAGAAGGAACTCCTATGAAGCAGTTTAAAACGTTCAAGAAAACCACCGTAGGTTGGAAGCCGCAAAGCGAGTCCAGCGCGGGCCTCGGCAAGACCGCAGAAGACGCGAGCAAGGAGGAACTCCGCTCGGAACTAAAAAAGCACGAGGAGCGGGAGACCCCCGCTCAGGAGAAGGCTGAATCGGCCAAAGAACAGGAGATTGAGCGCAAAGCTGGGGTTGAGACCAAGCATGCGCATGACCTCGACGCCGCCGAGCGCAACGCGATCCCCTCCGGTGAATTTGCTGAGCCCGAAAAGCGCAAATACCCGATCGAAGACCGCGCGCACGCCGCCAACGCCAAAGCGCGAGTCTCGCAGCATGGCACGCCCGCCGAGAAGGCGAAAGTCGACGCTGCCGTCGAACGCAAATACCCCGACATGGGCGAAAAGAAAGCCGCCGACGCCAAAGCGCTAAAAGCCCTCGCCAGTAAGGTGATCAAGAAGGAGCACCCGACCTCCATGATCATGGCCGCCCAGCGCGCGCAGAAAGCCGGCATGAAAAAGAAAGCCGACGACCCGCAAACCGCCGGCGCCGCCATGCAGAACTCGATGGTCAACGCCTTCGAAGGTAAGCCGTCGCCCTCGACCGCCTCCGCGCCGTCGATGTCCCTTGGCGCCACGATCACTGACCAGATCAACAAGCTTCGTGGCGGCTGATAGCTAAAGAAACCGGGAGGATTACCCCCCGGTCTTTCGGTGCGAACGCGTCCGGTGGCTCTTAAGGCCCCGGGCGCTTTTCGCAACGAACCGACACAACGTGCACGCTAGCTCCGGATCTGGCACGTGCTTACCTGAATGTTTTGAGGGAATCAGATCGAGCTGAATGCCCGTGGTGCCCACCACATTCTCCGCTGCGGCGAAGACCTCCTTTGTTTTCTCGACGAATCCAGGGTGACTCTTGAGGTACGCCCTCAAAGAGTCGCAATAGCGACGGCACACTTTGTACCGATCGAAGTGAACGCAGGCAGTGGCCGGGCGCCGACCACCGAACCGCGGGCACTCGATAAAGTGATCAAGCACTAGCGGCCAAAGTTAGGCGCCAAGCCAGGCCAGGAATCCCCTGACGGCGGCGGCGCGTAGTTGCCTGATCTGTAATCATTTGGCCCTGGGCTAAACCCACGGGAAAAAGCAGTCGCTACCGGCGCCGGTGCAACGGGTAGCGGCTGTGCGCCACTTATCCCAAATCTCTCCTTGACCGCATCGACCTCTGGCCCATGCCCCTTCCCAAACTTCCTCCCCATCTCGATCATTGCGTGGCCACCAGCTACAATAGCCATCTCGCCCGCTACCCTGAAGGCTGTTTTTAGTGTGAAAACCAACAGATCCCTCCAGAAGGAGGCGGTGACTAGCTGGCCAAACAAATCGTTGACCAGCACACCTACGGACTTGACAAGTCCCTTGTTTGCCTCAATGGCAGGTTGTGGTTTCTGCATCTACCTTGGCCTCCTCTGTGCTAGACTTACGTGGGGCGGACAGGATAATTTCAATGGCGATTTCAAGTAGCTCGATCAACCAGTTCCCTCCTTGAAATTAACTTCTTCTCAAGGGGCTTATACCAAAGGCCTATGCGAAATTTTGACCCCACACAGCAGTTCGCTGCGATCAAGAAGTCGGCCACTGATGCGGTCAAAGAGATCTTCCCCGTTGAGGGCAAGCTCCGCACGATCCGCTTGGTAGACGTGACCGTCAACGACACGCTGGATCCGACCGACTATAAGTCGCAAGTCCAGTCCAAGGAGCGCGAAGGTACTTGGGGCGCCCCCGTCATGGCCGAGCTTGAGCTCGTGGATAAAACCACAAACAAAGTGATCGACAAGGCTAAGGTCAAACTCTTCACTTTGCCAAAGCTGACCAACCGTTTCAGCTACATCGTCAACGGCAACGAATACCAAGTGCACAACCAGCTTCGCTTGAAGTCTGGTGTGTACACCCTGCGTAAGCAGAACGGAGAACTCAAGACGCAAGTAAACCTTGCGAAGGGGAAGAACTTTGACCTTGCCTTTAACGAACGTACAGGATTATTCACGATCCAAAAAGTGGGCGGCGGCCAAGCGAATATCCCTCTCTACCCTGTTCTTACTCATCTCGGTATTAGTCCTACTGGTATTGCCACTGCTTGGGGCTCTCAACTACAGCAAGCTAACTCTAAGGCCGACCCCAAAGCCGTCGCCCGCACCGAGTCAGCATTCGGGATCAAACCGGGCGAGCTGAAAGACTACCTAGCGAAGACCGTGCTAAACCCTGAGACGACGAAGACCGTGCTAGGCCAGAGCTACGAGCGCGTCGACGGCCCGCTGCTGCTCGCCGCGGCGAAAGACCTCCTGCAAGTCCACCTCGGCCAGAAGGAGCCGACCGACCGCGACTCGCTGGCGTTCAAAGAGCTGCACTCGGTCGAGGACTTCATCCACGAGCGCATCCAAAAGAATAAACAGCCCCTGGCCTTCAAGCTTCGCCGCAACGTCGACAACCTCAAGCGTGACAAATTGTCACAAATTGTGAATCCCGGCGCGTTCCAGTCGACCGTCGAAGGCTTCTTCACCCAAGACGATAAGAGCGCCACGCCTGAGCAGACCAACCCAGTCGAGATGCTCGCCGGCCAATACATGACGACGATCATGGGCTCGGGCGGCATTGGTTCCGACCATGCCGTGACGGCAGGCATGCGCGAGATTCATCCGTCACATTACGGGTTTATGGACCCGATACACACGCCGGAGTGCTACGACCCCGAAACAGAAGTGCTAACCCAAGAAGGCTGGAAGAAGTGGCCTGACGTAACCAAGAAGGATCTCTTCGCCTGCCGTATAGACGGCGAGCTGCAATTCCATAAAGCTGAGGCCCTACACCGCAGCCACTACGAAGGGACCATGTACGGGGCGCAGACCGGCAAGCTTGACTACTTGGTTACGCCTAATCACCGTATGCTCGTGCGCCCGCTGGACTCGAAATTAAACGCTTGGCGTATTGCCTCTGCCGAAGAGATTCACCGCAAACCCAGAACGTTCTGCACCACACATGAACCATTCAAGGGCAATAGCGACTTCACTCGCTATGCCTTTCAGTACGTGCCCGGCAGCAACTCCATGGTCCATACAGAGAGTGTGGATATCGGGGACTGGTGTGAGTTCATGGGGTGGTTCCTGGCAGAAGGCAGCACCCACATCTCTTCGAAGGTGTCTGACTACCGCGTGCACATCTTCCAAAGCAAAGAAGCCAACCCAGAGAGCTGCGCCCGGATTGAGAGACTCTTAAACCGGTTACCCTGGACTTGGAGCTTCAGCAGCGGGAACGCATACACCATTTGTGGCAAGGAACTCGTTTGCCAACTAAACGGTCAGGGCTACTGCGACACTAAGTTCATACCTACTGAGCTGCTATCTGCACCCGTCGCCGCAAGAACCAGGATGCTAGAGGCCCTCTTGCGGGGGGATGGGCGCATAGACTCTGTCAGGGCAACCGGGGTTCGCTATAAGCAACAGGTGTTTACCACCACAAGCAAACGACTGGCCGAGGGCTTTGAGCAATTAGCCATAGGCCTCGGTTACTCAGTCCGCACTGGGCAATACAAAGACAAACGGGAAGAGCGATACCTCGACACTTACGAAGTCAGGTTACTACAGCGTCTTACCCGCTCGGCGAGAAAGCACAACAATCGTCGGAAGAGCTGCGACTACTTTACTACCCAGTATTGTGGCGAGGTTCACTGCGCCACAGTGCCAGGCGGCCTCTTGTTCGTACGCAGAAACGGCAGCGTACCCATCTGGCTAGGCAACAGCTCGCGTGTGGGTGTAAACATGCACCTACCCATGGGCATACAGAAAGACGGTAAAGACCTCAAGATGACCGTGCTGCGCCCCGACGGCCGGACGAGCACGACGATCAACCCGACTGAAGCCTACGAAGCGCGGGTCGCGTTCCCCGGCCAAATGCCCGGCGACTCGCCGACGGTAAAGGTCCAGTACCGCGGCAAGTCTATCGTTGTTCCACGTGGAACAGTCGACTACTACACACCCGCGCCGTCGGCGCTCTTCTCCTGGTCGACCAACCTGATCCCGTTCTTGCCATCGACCCAGGGCAACCGGTCGATGATGGCCTCGAAGATGATCGAGCAGGCTATCGCGCTCAAGCACAGGGAAGCACCGCTGATCCAAGTGGAGTCGAAACCCGGGTCGTCGTTTGAGGAGAACATCGGCAACAGCCTGGCGATCCTGGCACCGGCCGACGGCGTGATCAAAAAGGTCACGAAGGACGCGTTAGTGCTACGCACAAGCGAAGGCGACAAGATCTTCAATCTCTATAACAACTTCACGCTCAACCGTAAGTCCTTCATGAACCACGAGCCGCTCGTGAAGGTCGGCGACCGCGTCAAGAAGGGGCAAGTCCTCGCGGATAGCAACTTCACCAAGGGCGGCACGCTCGCGCTTGGCACCAACATGCGTGTGGCCTACCTCCCCTATAAAGGTCTGAACTTCGAAGACGGGATCGTCATCACTGAGTCCGCCGCGGACAAGCTGACAAGCGAACACATCCACAAGAAGAGCAAGGATCTCAGCGACGCCAACATCCTTGGTCTCTCCGCCTTCCGTAGCTTCTACCCAAACACGCTATCCGCACAGAACATGGCCAAGCTTGACGAGCAGGGCATCATCAAGAAGGGACAGACGGTCCGCCACGGCGAAGCCCTTGCGGCTATCCTCCAGCGCCGCGGTGCGTCGCCCATGATCAGCGTCGTCAACCGCGCGCTATCCGAACGCCCCAAAGACGCGTCCATGTATTGGACGCTCGAGGACGACGGCCAGGTTATTGACGTGCAGAAGACACCGACCGGCGTCACCGTGTGCGTGAAGACCGAAGAGCGCGCCCGCATCGGGGACAAGCTCTCCGGCCGCTACGGCAACAAGGGTATCATCACCAAGATCCTGGCCGACAAGGAAGCGCCGCGCGACGCGTCAGGAAAGCCCGTCGAGATCTTGCTCAATCCTCACGGCGTTATCACCCGTATCAACGTCAGCCAGATCTATGAAAGCGCTACCAGCAAGGCCGCGCTCAAGGCTGGCAAGCCTATCAGGGTCAGCAACTTTGACGGCGGGAACAACCTTGACCTTACGAAGGGGATTATCGACAAGGCGGGCACTCCCGACAAAGAGGAGCTTTTTGACCCAACGACCGGGAAGAGTCTCGGCAAAGTCCATGTCGGTAACCCCTATATCCTAAAATTATTCAAGCAAGGTACGGTCAACTTCTCTGTCCGTCAAGGCGGCCCCGGCAATCCTTACGATGCCACAAACCGTCAGCCACTTAAAGCCGGCGGTGAAGAGGGCGCGAAGGCTATGGACGTGCTCACTACGTATGCCATGCTGGCCCACGGCGCACGCGCTAATCTAAGAGAAATGGGGACGATCAAGAGCGACCAGAACGACGAGTTCTGGAAGGCTTTGAAGTCCGGCCAGCCACTGCCGCCGCCCAAGTCCCCGTTTGTCTACGACAAGTTCATGGGCTACCTGCGCGCCGCGGGCATTGACGTTAAGAAAGACGGGAGCAAGCTCACGCTGGCGCCCCTGACGGATAAGCAGGTTCTTAAGCAAAGCTCCGGCGAGATTAAGAACATCCAGTTCTACCGCGGCAAAGGCGAAGGCGAGAAAGAGCCAATGAAGGGCGGCTTCTTTGACAAGACGCTCACCGGCGGCTACAAGGGCGAGAAGTGGAACCACATCGAGCTTCATGAGCCGGTGGTCAACCCTGTCTTCGAAGTCGCAGTCAGCAAGCTCACCGGCCTCGGCAAAAAGTACGACGACGTCGTCGCCGGCAAACTGCATTTGGACCCCAAAACAGGGTTGTTTAATACCGAGGGCAAGGGCCTGACCGGCGGGCGCGCCGTTGAACATTTGTTAAAGCAAATCGACGTCGACGCCGAGATGAAGTCGCAGCTGCGCATCGCTAGCAAGGCCACCGGCGCCGCGCTCGACGACGCCAATAAGCGCATGCGCTATTTAACTGCGTTAAAAGTTAACGGCCTGAGCCCTGCGGAAGCCTACATCCGCAAGTCCGTGCCGATCCTGCCGCCGGCCTACCGGCCAATCTATCCTTTACCGGATGGGTCGATGGGCAGCTCGGACATCAACTATCTCTACCAGCACGCCGGTGTGCTCAACACCATGGCGAAGCTGCCAGTCATGGACCTCCTCGCCGAAGAGGAGAAGGCTGGAATCCGCAGCGACGTCAACCAGTCCGTCAAAGCGATTGCGGGTCTGACTGACCTGGCGATCAAGGGCCGCACGCGGGAAGGCTTCATCTCCGAGATCAAAGGCGGCACTGGCGGCCAGCCCAAAGAGGGCTTCTTCATCAGCAAGATGATCTCGAAGAAACAGGACTTCGTCGGCCGCGGCACGATCATCCCCGAGCCCGATCTCGGCATCGACGAGATGGCCATGCCCGAAGAGATGGCATGGAAGCTTTTCGAGCCATTCGTTATTCGCGAATTGAAGAACCACGGGAAGAACCCGCTGCAAGCCCAGGATGAGATTAAGAATAAAACCCCCTTGGCAAAGCGCGCGCTCGACATCGTCATGGCCCAGCGCCATGTCCTGCTCAACAGAGCGCCGTCGCTGCACAAGTTCTCAATCATGGCCTTCCGCCCCAAGATCACTGCCGGCCGCGCGCTGAAGATTCCACCGCTAGTTTGCAAAGGATTTAATGCTGACTTCGACGGCGATGATCAACAGAATTTGATAGCGACATTCGTAACAAATGAAGGTATAAGCAATCTGTTAAAGATTGTAAAGCCATCTTTTGTTACGGAGAGGATCATGACAGCCCGATTTAAGGTTCAACTGCCGACCATGAATCATAAAGGTGAGATTTTATTGTTCAACTTAGAAGACTTTCCCCATGGAGAGCTTCTAGGCAGCAAAGAAGGGGAAAAGGGTAGGATAGATTTCTACAGGGCACTGCCAGGATTCCATGTTGTGGCCCACGATGCTGTCACTGGCAGGTTGGATTGGAAGCCGGTGTTTGGTTGGTCGAAGCACTACCAGCGCGAGGTAGAAGTTGTTACGCTTGCCAGCGGGCAGCAAATAATCACGGATGATGATCCGCGGGCTATTTACGGAATCGCGCGCGGTAGCCTAGAATTTAGCCGCTTCCGCCCTAAAGATGCCACAGGTGTCTTTGTTCCAAGAGCCTCCAGAATCACTTTAGACGGGGCTCCTATTTACAATGCAGTGCCTTTTGGTGATAAAGAATTGCAACCGCTCAATGAGGACTTTGGTTACTTCGTTGGCTGTTTGGTCTCCAACGGGTGGGTTGAGCATCATCTAGAAAAACCTACAGGGAGGGTTTTCCTCGCAGCTAAGACAGAGGAAGTCTCCAGAAAATACCTGCGCATAGTAAAAGAATTATTCGGCGATCGCCACATTTGTCG